TTAAACGATATTAATACCTGCACTTACAAATCCAGCAACTGCAGCTATTGGACTTGCTGCTGTTAATGAAACATATAACAGTATTTTATCCCCAGCCGCTACTGGAATAGCTTCAGGTATGATTCCTGATGCTGTAGAACCAATCGCTATTGCGGCAAATGCTGGTGTTAATAAAAGAGGTGCGCCCTGTACTGTAAACGTATTGCTTGCTGCAGGTGCAGTTAATATTTGTATTTGCACTTGAACAGGTGATATTGGAGCTAATGCAGCTGTTGCACTAAAGAAACCAGCTAATGACGTAATAACCCCTGCGCGTGGTGCTACAAATGCATAATCACCTATACCTAATGCTAATGTGATACTTGTTCCACCAGTTAAAGCTACACCAGGCTGACTAAATCCAAATCCAAGAAGAGTTCCTGTATTAGCTATTAACGCGTTAACTAACGCAGATGGTGTTGTACCTGAAGCAAATGGAATAATAGCTCCGCCACCAGTTGCACCAGTTGCTCCTGTTAAACCTGTTGCTCCTGTTAAGCCTGTTGCTCCTGTTGGACCTGTTGCTCCTGTTGGACCTGTTGGACCTGTTGGGCCTGTTGGACCTGTTGGACCTGTTGCTCCTGTTAGGCCTGTTGCTCCTGTTACTCCTGATGGACCTGTTGCTCCTGTTGCTCCTGTTGGGCCTGTTGCTCCTGTTGGACCTGTCGCTCCTGTTAGGCCTGTTGCTCCTGTTGGACCTGTTGCTCCCGTTGGACCTGTTGCTCCTGTTGCTCCCGTTGGACCTGCTCCGGTTCCGGCTGGACCTGTTGGACCTGTTGGACCTGTTGGACCTGTTGGACCTGTCGCCCCTGGAGTAGCGTTGATTAATTGAATTAATAAATTAAAAAGAAGTTGTAAAGTTGCAGGATCAACATTTGAGTTGCAGGATATAGGGATAAGATCTAAAGCGAAGAAGAATTGTGCAAGGGCGCTATAAAATTGTTGCAATAATGTTGACAATTGTCCTAAATTAGGTGCTGGAGATTGTAATAAAACTATAATACTTTGAGTTAATTGTTTCAAAAAATTAACTTCTGGAGAAGGTAATAAGGAATTTAAGAAAATTAAAAATTGATTAAATAAATCGAGTAACACTAATCTGTTTGCATTACTTGGATTTGCAAAAAATGCTGAAATAGCTGATACTAATGAGTTTAGTAAAGTAATTAATTGACTTAATTGTTCCCTAGTAATAGGAACTGACTGTGGATTTTTACAACAATCTGGAGTGAAAACAATCGGATTATCGCAGTGGTTATGACCAAAACAATTATTATTTGTCATTTATGTCCTCCTTACTTGTTTTATATTTGAGTTTTTCCTATTATAAGGATCATAAAGTTGTAAAAGAGTATGTGTTATATATTGGCTTAAAATAGGAAACATGAAATATAATTAAACTTGAAAACGTAATTTAATTATGTTCATGACTCACATATTAATTATATGTTTTTAATAATTGACTGCTTAGATTAAATACCTAAACTTAAGAGTTTATTTTATTTTTCCACGTTTATCTCTTAGGTTTAAATACACATATTAATTTGAATATACTCAACAATTAACAGTGCCATTTTTTTCATATAAATATACCTTATTTTTTTACTAAGATTGTGTTCTCTTTTTTAAACATGAAGCCGTTTGTATTATAGAGAACTCTCATATACTATATTGAAAAATTCATTTTATATTTTATTCCAATACACTACGAAAAGGATTGAAGTTAAAATTCCTATCATTCAACCATTTATAACAGCTAGAAATTGAATGTACCTTCACTTAATTTTAACTATTCAAATATAAAACAAAAAGGACAGATTCCTTTTCATTAAGGAACTGTCCTTTTAATTAATAATGATAAATTGTAATATAATTGAAGATCCTTGCGATGGTGGTTGCGTATCCAATAAAGTTAATTTACCAGCACTCACTTCATATAATGGTTGTGGTTGCAGTATTCCGTTAACAAACAAATTAATATAAGAAACTTCACTAGGAGACAAAATATTCGTTGTACCATATTGAGGTATCCCGTCAGCATCTGTATATATAAGTTTCTCTCCATCTGCAAAAGTGTAATATAACAAATTGGTTGTGGTTATAGGACCAATGCCCCCAGTAGGACCTGTTGCTCCGGTTGGTCCCGTTATTCCAGTCGGGCCCGTTTCTCCGGTTGGTCCCGTTATTCCAATTGGTCCCGTTTCTCCGGTTAGCCCGGTTACTCCGGTTAGTCCCGTTATTCCAGTCAGGCCTGTTGCTCCGGTCGGGCCTGTTGCTCCGGTTGGGCCTGTTATTCCGGTCGGCCCCGTTTCTCCGGTTGGTCCCGTTATTCCAGTCGGGCCTGTTGCTCCGGTCGGGCCCGTTATTCCAGTTGGGCCTGTTGCTCCGGTCGGGCCCGTTATTCCGGTTGGGCCTGTTGCTCCGGTCGGGCCCGTTATTCCGGTTGGGCCTGTTATTCCGGTCGGCCCCGTTTCTCCGGTTAGTCCTGTTATTCCAGTCGGGCCTGTTACTCCGGTCGGCCCCGTTTCTCCAGTTGGTCCTGTTATTCCAGTCGGGCCCGTTTCTCCAGTTGGACCTGTTGCTCCGGTCGGGCCCGTTATTCCGGTTGGGCCTGTTGCTCCGGTCGGGCCTGTTACTCCGGTTGGGCCTGTTGCTCCGGTTGGAATATAAATTGGTGGAAGAATCGGAAATGTAGGTCCAATATTTTCTGGGCCTATCATCCCCTTATTCAATGATAAATTGTCATTGCGTTTCAATTTAATACCTCATTCCACATGTTTTTTAATTCATACACATCATTATGACCCTATCATTAAAGAATAACTTTATAACTATTCTCTTTTTTTTCCAAAAGAATTATTACATATATTAAACATTTTACCGTTGCTATAACCGCTTTAATTAATATAATAAATTAATCATTCTATTTAAAAAGTACTAAATCTATTACATTCTTATTTAAAAAGATGAGGTGATTTATATTCAAGATAATAATGAAATTAGAAAAAAAGAAATAATGTCAATGGCCCTTGACATTATTTTCCCTTACAGGCTTACTGGACCTACGGGGCCTACTGGAAGTACTGGGCTTACCGGGAGTACTGGATCTACCGGAAGTACTGGGCCTACCGGAAGTACTGGGTCTATCGTTACAACAAACTCTATGTTCGCTAATAATACATCAGGTGGTCCTGTTTCAGTCATATTAGGAGGAACAAACATTCCACTTTCAAATAACCAAAGTCTTGGTAATTTTACAGTTAACGCTTCAAATGACGTATTTACAATTCCTGTAACTGGAAGATATCATTTAACCTATCAAGTTAATACGACAACCGCTCTACTTGCTGGAACTAGACTACTATTAAACGCTTCTACGCCAATTCCTGGCTCTATTTTTTCTCCCGCTTTATCAACTTCAAATTATAGTAATAATTTAATTACTAATTTAAATGCTGGTAATACAATTTCACTACAATTATTTGGTATATTATCTGTCGTGAATTTAGTTGGAGGTGGATCAACAGGTGCCTCTCTTACAATTATACGAATTGATTAAAAAATGATTCATTCTTTTTATAATAAACAATCTAAATACTCAATTGATAAATATTACGATAGTGATTACGTAATAAAAATAAATTGTACTATATCCATAGTAGAAAACATCTATACTAAATTTTCCGTATATATATTATCAATTTACACTTCCCCCATGTCGGTGTTACATTAAAGATGAAGATCGTTTCTTCTTTACAGACCATCTCAATATGTATTTGAGGAACATCTCCAATCCTATACGCGAGAGCAATACTATATTGACACTCAATTGAGTGTCTTTTTTTATATTCAAAAAATAAAACCATCTCTTATAGATGGTTTTAACAATACACATTTACTCTTTATATTATTGCCAGCTTATAAAGCTGGATAATAAATAGTCATACTTAACCGCGTTAATGTTCTTCCTGAATTAGTATAAGTATGCGGTCTATCCGCCTTAAAGCGAATTGAGTCTCCATTATTTAACGTATATTGACAATCGTTTATGTCAATTGTCAATTCCCCTTCAATTTGTTAACCCTAAAGGAATATTATTCGGACTCACAGTAGTCTCTACTTTTATACTCCCTTACTACAATTCATATTCAAGTTTTCTACTTTTCTCATTATTTCTAGGTATAGTCGGTTTACTGAGTACATTTAGTTGGAGCCTTTTTGGTTCCATGTTCCAAAAACTTTTATTAAAACATAATCAATTATTTAACATCATTATGGCTGTTTTATTAGTTTTCAGTGCCGTTTCAATCGTTATACACTAATTCGATGCTCATTTTAGATTTTGTACTTTTTAATACCACTCTTTATCATTCAGACTACTTTACATACTAATCCATCCACATACCCTATGTGGTTTAAAACTTTTAAGAGGAAACCTTCTAACAATAGGTTTCCTTCCATATTATATTAAATAAGAAGCAGGTTAAATACGGAGGTGATTTTGATTAAGACTACTTTAATTTCTCATTTTTACAATGAAGAATATTTACTTCCGTGGTGGTTAATGCACCATACAAAGCTATTTGATCATGGCATTCTTATTAACCGTGGATCCACTGATCGTTCAGTTGAAATCTGTAAAACATTCGCTCCTAATTGGGAAATACGAAACTCAAAATCATTCGAATTTGATGCTTATTTAGTTGATCAAGAAGTTATGGAAATTGAAAGAGAAATTACAGGATGGAAAATGGTATTGAATACGACAGAATTCCTGTGCTGTTATAATAAAGAACAATTTTTCAAATCACTTAACACTATGGGCGGCAATATGTTTTCAATAAGAATGATTATGATGATTGATGAACCGACTCATGGCTACACTAATCCAAGATATAGCTCTCCGCTTGTTAAACAACGTTATCACGGCATAATAATTCAACCTAATCCAAACCAACTATATCTTAACGGTAGATTAATTCACAATAATTCGCACGGGAACTATAGAGTCGGGAGACATGGTTCGCATTATCCTTATAGCATTTACATGGAACCTGCTTTTATTTTTAAATTTTTTTATAGTCCATGGAACGATGCAATGAAAAAACGAAAATTACAAATCGGGCCTACTCTTTCTCAACATAGTGTACGACGCGGATTAGGTTCTCATCACTTAACAACAATTGAAAAATTAGAAAAAAAATACAAATACTATGCAACCTTAACTACGGATCTCCGGTTATTCCCAGAATACCAAATTATATTTCCTGATCTTTGTCCTTAATGTCATGAATATTTAGTTTCGACATCCATCCGTTTTTTATTAACATACCAACTCCAACTAAATACTTTTCTCTAGTAGAAATCTGAGCTAGAACTCTTGCTGCACGGAAATTCCTCTTATTTAATCTCGTATCACTAGCCTATAATCTTTCATACCATTTCATTAAGCACTTGATGTTGGATCAGAAATAAAAAATGGTAGTTCATTTGGAAAATTTTCAATTTCAGATTTTATACCTTCTAAAACAAAGAATTCAAACAATAGAACCTAAACTAAGATTTTAAGTTATGGCTTTATTTTTTTCTTATTATTCACTTTAAAATCTTTTTATAATAATATTGAAAAATACGATATAATATAAATTACTGTTCTTTAGGAGGATCACAATGGCTGATAAGTATAAATTTTTTATTCTCATTGTTACCGCATTTTTTTCATTCTTTTCTTTAATAAAAGATTTCCGCAACACTTCAAAAAGTTTCTTTTGGGGTAGTTTTATCATTCTTACAAGCTTCATGATACTATTAATACATGCTCTAGATTTAACTCAAATACTTTTTTATCCAAAGCAAATTGCGCTTGAATTTATTACAATACCACGTATATTCAATTTGATTTTATAAGCATTTCGGTTTAGTGTTTTCTAATTGATTTTAACTATTATTGAAGGTGACATATCAGCGATATTTTATGCCTATTCCGTATAAGTGTTAGCAAGTTCGTTTGCAAACTTGTTAGCACTTTTTTCATTTCTTTTATTGTACTCGCCCTAAATATACATACATCCCTTTTATTTGTTTTTTTATCCTTGTAAATACCTTGTTGTATCAATGTTTTTACTTATAACCTTTTCTAAATATGTTCTATCTTTTTCTAAAAAGTGGGGCAAAGGTGGGGCGTCCCCCAAAATTAAAGAGGGCAAAAAGAGCTGTGTTTATTCAGCTCTTTTTATATCGACAAAATATGACAGGATTAAATACCCTGTATCTGTTATGCTTAATTGGATAATCTTACATATTAACGGGAGGATCACTATGTTTAAAAAATTCTCAGTAATTATCTCTACTGCATTATTTATATTTACTTTATCAGCATGTTCTTCTAATGTCTCTTCAGTATCTAAACAAACTAGCAAGAATGAAATTAATGAAATCCCAGCTGAAGTAACAAGTTTTGTTACTAATTTTAATACTATTTTAGATGAAAAGGGTAGCTCTGAAAATACAGAAAAACTCTCTAAAGATTTAAAGATAGTAAAAGAAAAAGGCTATCAAGATAAAAATTTGCATGTTATTTCATTAATTGATCATCAAAATATAAAAGATGGAACTGTTGAATTAGGTAATATGAAAAATTTCCGAGTTATTTTAGACGACAAACAAAAGGAAATACAAAAAATAACTTATTTAGGTGAAGACCCTAATGTATTTTTAATCTCACTTGAATCATTAGGAATTTACACAACCAAAGAAGTAAAAGACATGTTAGAGGATATTCGTATTAAAATCGATAGAAAGGATCCAAAAGTAGAATCTGTGGCGTATACGAAAAAATATAAAGTGTCTTTCACTTATGATTCTAACAGCCCAACAGCATTATTAAGTGTATTATTTGAGAAAAATAATTAAACAAAAAAGAGCTGAATTCATATTCAGCTCTTTTTTGGAATTCTGATACAACATATACTTTTAAAATATTGTATTAATTGGTATGATTTATTTAATTAAAAAGGGATGATACAGTAAAGATTGTCCGGTCAATATTTAGAGGGTTTCGCTTAATCAGTATGATTTTTAATCCAATATTAAAAGCATTATCTAAAAGAAAATTTTAATTACATAGAGATAAAAAAACCGACTTACAAACGTCGTTTTTTAACTGTTACATTATGATAATATTTTTATAGAAAGGATGTTTTTTTTGGGATTTTATATTAAATAATTGGGCTAGTTTTCTTAGTATTATTAGTTTTACTTTATCTTGCTTGGCTTTATATTTTAATTGGCAAAATACCAACATTAACAAGAAGAAATTTAAAAATGAGCAAGATGATAAAAAGAAAGCGATTATAGCTTGGGAAGAAATTAAAGGAAATAGTGCTCCAAAAGGTATCAAATCAATAAAAATAAGTAATACAGGGAAATCAGATGCCAAAAACCTCCGAATCCTTATCAACGATAGAGATATTGAAACAATACAGAAGAGCGACGAAAAACCAGGAAATGAATATCCAACCCAGTACTTATTTGATGGACTAAAATTGATTAATGAAAAAAATAATTTCGTTCCAAATGAAGTTAGTGCGGGTTTATCAGCTACATTTAAAATCTGGGCTAACCCTTTAAGTGATCGATTAATTATTGTAAAGTTTATTTGGGATGATGAATTTGAAGAAGAAAGAGAAAAATCCTTTAAATATATACCCGGAAATACTAAATTAGCAAATTAAAATAAGCCGCCCAAACAGGACGGCTCTTTTTTTGTTAATCAAACTATTCTTTTGTTATATTAAGCTTGCACTTGATATACGTCGCAATACCAACCTTTATAATCTTTGAAATACCATGTGATAGCACCTAATTTATTACGGTCGTCAACAGGTTCACATTGTAGATAGAAAATACCATCTGCTTCATAAACTAAGTTACCCTTCACTTTGAATTCAGCGAGTTTATCCATAATTTCTTGAGCTAAACTAACTCCTAATCCGCCTGATCGCATTGTCCATTTCATATTATTACCTCCACCGTTATATACATTTTGTACTCTTTCAATGAAGCTATTCCATCGCCCTTCGTCAAGCATACGATGAGGACAATACTTTCCACTCCATGATTGGTGTGTGCGAACTTTACTAATTGGAATATTGTACTGTTTCATTAGTTGTGCTACAACAATAGCTGCATTATCTTCTGCTTTATAATATCGATCTCCACCGCTTAAAGAGTAGCAAATTTCAACCCCAATAGATTTACGATTACCATTCCCGTTACCGTCGCCAGTATGCCAGGCGTTACGCTCTAAAGGAATTCCTTGTACAGCTTCCTTATCATCTACCGCGATATGAAACGATACTTGGTTGTCATTACGAATCATATAAGATACTTCGTTTTCTGCTGTAGCATCGTTGTACGTATTGTGAACCGTAATGAATTCTGGATTCATTGTATACGGACACTTTGTACCATATTTACTTGGGTCAACTAATTTTTTTCTGATTTCCATTATTGAACATCTCCTTTTAGTGTAAGTCATTTTTTTTCAATACATCTTTTTGCTGTAATCCTTTGTTGCTCAAATAGTTGTTTTTCCACGCCATATACAAAGTGAATGCTCCTGTAATCACGGCTACTAAATCGTTTGTGATTTTGTCGTCAATCGTTTGGTATCCCACAAGATTTAAAACACTATTAATTACAGCAATTACTAATACGACATATCGACTAATTGAAGCTGCATCAAAATTCCTCATACTCTCACCTCCTCTCAATAAAAAAAGTGACCGTATATACGATCACTTCCCTGCGAATTTAAAAAGAGCCATTATCCCACCGGTGATAATAGCTCCGACTACTGTAGTACCAATCCAAAACACTAACTTATCTAATCGATCAATTCTTAAATGAGCACTTTTCGCTGACTGCTGGGCTTCAATTGCAACATCCTTAACATTGCCCAATGTGTCTAGCTTAGTTTCAACTCTTGTTAATCCAACTAATAATTCTTTGAAGTCATCATGTTTTTGTTCTGGCATTTATTCAGCCTCCTTTTTAAGCTGCAAAATAACTTGGGTCCATTCCAAATATTTCTGCAATATCTTCCTCACTTCTATCTTTCAAATAAGATTCAGTTGTGGAAATATCAGAATGATTAGCGAGTGATTTTAATTTTTCAAGCGGTACTCCTTGAACTTTTAAATTATCTAATCTGCTATGACGGAAACAGTGAGGGTTAATTTTAAATTCCTTTCCTTCCTTTTCGTTCAGCATCTTAGCAAATATGTCGCACCAATAATTAAATACACTCTTGTTCAATCTCTTTCTCTCACCATTCTTATAAACACGCACAAACAAATCTGGAATAGTATCCTTACCTCGCTGATTTATATATAAACGGATGCATTTCTGCACCCGGTGATTGTAATATAATCTAAACTTCTTACCACGTTTCCCTCGTACCACATTTGTATAATAATGTTCTGTTAATCCTTCTTTTTGAACCTGGTAAACCTCATTCTTTCTAGCTGCACTGTAATAAGAAAGGGCTAAATACGTAGCCAACATATATTTCTCTTGCTCAAGTAATTCATCGATTAGCCAATTAATCTGGTCCTCAGTTATAAATGTGATGTCTCGAATCGGATTCTTAGGTAAACCACGCACCCTTGAGCCTACGTTGAACTCGTAATTATAATCATCATCGTCAGCACAAAACTCAAGAGCTGAACGTAATGCACTCATCAATCCATTCACACGTGCGTTTGACATTCCCATCTCTTGAAAGATAATAGATAAATTCCGAATATCTTTACGTGTTAAATCAATAAGCTTTTTATTTTCGAAGTGTTCATGTATCAGAAACAGAATAATTCGTAAATCCCAACTGTATTGCTGTAAAGTGCTTGCCGCTTTCCCTTGTGCTTTCTTTTCAATAAGAAAATCTTTGACTAGGCTTTTGTTTTCCTGGCTAACATACTTTTCATAAATTGCTTGGTCTACTATTCGTTTCACACTGATCATCTCCTCAAAATAAAAAGAGAAGCGAAATCACTTCTCTTGATCTATGAATTGAATTTATTCAAAGCCGTATTTTGTACAAAGTTAAAAAAGACCAGTTATTGCTGCTCCTACTCTGTTTGTGTGTTATTTTCATTATTTGGTGTTGGCGGTTCTTGAGATGGATAATTTCCTGTAAGTGATGTATAACACTCTAAACAAATATTCTTTTTCGCAAACCCCATATCCAGTACGTACAGACGAGCTCCACGTTTACATATTTCGCATCTTGTTGCAATACGGAAATATATCGTTCCATCTGTTTCCCCCACACCTCTACTTTGTTCGTGCCATATAAACCGGCATTGTTTAGCATATCAAAAGGAATTCGCACAAATACTCCGTTTTCGTTTCTTTCTGAATCTACTAACCTACCAGCAAACGGAGCACCTTGCCCTGCTTGTAAGGGGTAACCTTGTAAATCTTTGTAATCATTCATATATTTTCCTCCTAAACGTTAGGTAGCTTGTACCATTGTCCTCCCATTCCCATAAAATAAAACCCATAGCCTTGACCGCCATCAAAGAAACGAATGGACCCAGCTTGGCCCATTTTATTACGCCCTAAATTTATTCCCTGCGTTAGAATAGGTGATTTATGAATACATCCTTTTCTGTAATTATATCAAAGGTCTGCCCATGATCAGCTGGACCTATGTTGTTATTTACGCTGCCTATAGCAATTCTATTAAACGGTTGAAGACCGTCTGCTCTTTCAGAACCTGCACGATCCCAGTGATATACACAAGCGTAGTTACCACTTACCAATGTTATCCCACTCACACAAACAGCTCTACCAGCAGAAACTTGCGCATTTGCAGCTGTAACTTTAACTACAATCATGTGTTCTTGTGGATTGTAATTGTTAGGAACGGTAAATGTGAAATTATACCTTCTAATTTCACCATAAAATGTAGATGGCTCTGGAAAATCTTTATATATTTTCGTGCCAAATTTTATAACTCACTTCATCCAATGGCGTAACAAAACATACCTGCAATCGTGGTTTTGCAGTTATACGCACACCGTTAATCTGTGCGGTTCTATAATGTGCTGACAATGTATAAGAGTTTCCTGGATGAATCCCGTTTTGAACCTTTGTTTCTGGATAATTATACGTGTCAACACGGACTGCATTTACCATTTGTTCATAGTTAAATATAAAAGTGTTATTTTCTATCACTACACCGTTTCCTTGTACTTTCCAAGGTAGACCATATCCAGCACCAAACCCCTGATAATTTGGGTTACCTATGTTCAATTTTGGAACACTAGAAAAATCGTGATCCGGCTATTAAATTTCGTTTTGGCATAACGGTTGTTTTCGTTCCCCACTCATCTTCAAAAAGGAAGTCTAGCATTTTAACAGTAACGCCGTTTTTATCGATGGTAATCTTATCGCCATTAATGTTTATAACATTTGTATCAATACCTTTTGCTGTTAACCATTGCACCATTGTATCAGCATTAATAGCAAGCTTCGAAACGTCGATTGTAATTTGCTCTGCTGTTTGATTAATAGATGAAATAATATCGCCTTTTTTGACTGTAGAATTAATTTGATTAGACATTAATGTAATAGAACTTTCGTGCTTTTCCACCATTGCCTTACTTCCAAATTGACCGTTAGCTTCTGTTTTGGTGTATACATCCGTTTTCTCTGCTTTTAGGTCAATACGATTAGATTGCTGATTGATTGTAGTTTCCATTTTAGAAACTTTACTATCAAAATCAGCAGTCGCTACTTTTTGGCAATCTCACCAACAAGTTGGTCATAGTTGGCATAGTCTTTCGGATTCTCCATGAAACTAGAAGGTGTAATACCTTGTTGTAATGTGGTTGCGATACCCAAAGTCTACGTTTTTTCTGATAACCACTACGAAACGTATTGTTGTAACACCTGATGCAGGAGCTGGCATAGTTACACTAACAAATTTCCATAATCCATTAGTCAGTAACGGTACAAGTTGTATAACCCACATATGCTTGTCCACTTTTGATAATTCGTTGAATTTCATAATACGGATAACCAATTTTGAAATATTGTTCAATCATCTTTTTTAATTCATCCTTACTCTCTGCTAAGTCCCAAAACTTATTAGGTAATAGCACTTGATATTCGGTTAAACGCATGTACTATTTCCCTACTTTCCGTGATATACTTATAACAAGTGTTTTTCTTAAAGGACCCATTGCCGTGGGTCTTTTTATTTTGTTTTTACGTCACTCCAAGCCCATCTTTTTATCGGTTCGTAAGTGACGTAAAGTAACAAGGCACTACACGCGATAAACATTGCGAATATAACTAACGATGTTGTATCTTCCACTAGATCACCTCCTTCTGTGTTTCAAGCCAAGCTTCTAAATCCTTTTGTAGGAAAAGTAGTTTTCGCCCATCTCTAATCACCGGAAACTGTGGGTGGTTTGCTAATTCATACACTCGACAAACTGCTATGTTTAGATAAGCTGCTGCTTCTTTCACTCTCATTACTTTATTTGGTTGTGCTTGTTGTTGAAATGAAGCTAATGCTGCTTGAATCTCTTCTCGAACAACTTCACGGATTGATTCTTTAATAATTTGATCTAATCCCATTTTGTTTTGCTCCTTCCCAAATTGTATTAATGATAGCTAATCATACTAACCTTGGTCGCCATGCATTAATGTATGATATCGCCTCATTGAAGTCTTTCTGTAAAATGTTGCAATAACTGTTTACCGCAAATGCTGACTTTACGTCTCTCCAAGCCGCTGCAAAAAGTTTCTTTCTGCTGTCATGAACAACTTGATTAATTGTTCCGTCATCCCAAAGCTTGTACACTCTTCGATTTAATGCACTTCTTATTGCTTGTTGCTGACCGTAATCCACTGTTAATCTTTCATCAAAGAATACTTCTAGCTTTTCTACTCGTCTATTGAGTTGTGTTGTACCCGTTGCAATTAGTTCTATTTGGCTAAATGGGTCTTGTTTTCTTAATGAATTCTCCATCTCTTCGAATCGAGTTACATAAGCTGCCGTGAAGAGCACTCCTTTTTCTCCAGTTAGTTTATTTGCTACCATGTCACAACCTTTTCGTGTTAAAAGGTAATTTTTATAAGTCTTGTTATTACCTTCAGTTGTATAGTTAGTTTCGATAAAGAAGTCTTGAGAACGCAATTTTGCGTTTTCTAAAACATATGTATAATTCTCAATGCTTCGAAGTAAATCTGAATGTCTTTTTCCAACCATTTCAGCAACTTCTCGGCTTTCTACTAACAGTTGCCCGTTTTTGTTAATGATCTGTAATTGGTTCATTTTCTTCCTCCTAACTGATAACCTCTGTATTTTTGATACATTTTGTATCATCAAATTCATTAAAAATGTCTGGGAACAATTCTGTTACCCTGACACCGAAAAAGCTTTGATATTTCTTCATTGTCTTGATACTAGGGTTCCTGTCACCCTTTTCTATCTTACGAACATACACGGCTGACAGTTTTAATTTTTTAGCAAGTTCTTCTTGTGTTAAATCCCTTGACGTACGTTCACTAACAAGTCTTTTCCTCATTTCATCACCTACCATTTGATACGTTTTGTATCGTTAACTGTAGTATAAATGATACATTTTGTATCGTCAACCCATTTTGATACATTTTGATACATTTTATATCTTTTTCTATAAAACTCTTTAAAGTGATACAATTTGTATCTATAATGAGGTTATAATATAATTATTGAAGCGGTGCGAGAGGGGATTATATAAAATGACATTTGGAGAAAAGTTAAAAGAATTGAGAGGAAGTAGAACTCAAGATGAAGTTGCTAAAGCGATTGGAATCTCCAGAGCGAGATACTCCCACTTTGAAAACGATCGGAATGAACCAGATTTACAATTAATACAGAAGATTGCTGATTACCATAAGGTAACAACAGACTATTTATTAGGACGTTCTGCTGACGGACGCTTAACTAAAGAACAAGAGGATACGGCAACAGAAATGGCTAAGAGACTCGAAAAACTAATATCTGAACTTGAAGATACAGAACAAAATAAGGCTTTTGAGCATTTGGAAATGTTTGTACAGTATCAAAAGGCAAAAAAATAGCGCTAAATAACAAAAAGACTATCCGGTTCTGGTAGTCTTTTTTTTTCTGTCTTATTCTTCTTTATATGTACTTGATGTAGCCGAATTTAGTAATTCTTCTACATTATCATTACCACTCTGTAATAGCCATTCAATTGTTGCTTCTCTTAATAACTGCTCTTTTGTCATAATAATTTCCCCCTACATCCCTTTTATTATAAATACACTTTTTAAAGTGGAAAGTTTTTGTCGTTTCAATCAAATTATTTCCATTCCCTATAAAGCAGAAATGACACTATCAAATAGATAGTGTCATTTCTAATATTATATTAATTACCCGCCGCCAGGACCTGGATCAATCATATATAAAGTTGTTTTTTGTTCTTTAGCATTTTGTACCTTATCTTTTTCCGTCACTTGAAAAGCCGTGATAGAAAGACAAGCTACAGTAGCAATAGTTAAAATTGTTTTTAAAAGCTTATTTTTCAAGTGTTTCACCACCTTTTCTGTATAATTCAATTATAACATTTCAAGCTGTTTTTGGTAGGATAATATAGAAAAAATCACCTGATTTAGAAAAACTTTCTATAGACATTTCTAGATATTTTTTTCCTTCTTGCCCTCCAATTGCTAGACCCATGTAGTACAATTGGAAACTACTAAGATACCCATTTTTCATTTGCAAATTCCGCAAAACTTCATAGCTTTTTCGTTTTCTCCTAACCTTACATATAAAAATGCTTTTTCGGCTTCATCTAATTCTTCAAGGTTAATTGTATGTAAATCTATCTGATGATATATTCTTAAAACAAAAGCGTATTAAGCACTTTTTCTCTTCTTACTTTTAATTTCTTATTCACTGGATCACCAATAACATCCAGTGATTTCTTCATATAATCTTTCGCTTTTGATAATCAGAGAAAAGATAGCTTTCTCCTATTTTACAATATGCTACTGCCTTTGTACTGACATAACATTAGTCTGATCATTTATGACTTCAAAACATAATTCCCGTGATTCATCTAAATTATTTTCGTGAAGTGTAACAAAAATTTCATTCTTTTATTCTTAATAGAAGCGAATTCCTTAAGGTATGACATTTAATTTTCATAATGTCAGGTAATAATTGTTGAATATATTCATTAACCATCTTGTAATTACCTAGATCAAAAAAAGAATATATTGTATTTAAAACCGATATTATTACCGGTTCATTATCCGTATACTTTTGACTTTTTCTCATTTTATCAACTTTCTCAAAAAACATCCTTGGAGTAATTGTCTTTTCGCTTCTTTCCCGTAAAGTTTTGTATAGCGGAACCAAATTTAAATTTATCCGCACAGTTTCGAATTACCTTTTTCTTTTCTTTTTCATCTTTATTGGTATTAAAACTAATTATTTTTTTATTACTGCATCTTGGAGTTCATATTCTCCGAACATATCTAATACTTCTAATGCTAACTTTAAATTCTTATGTGACAATGTAGGTATACATTCTTTGATGCACTCTCTTCTAAAATTGATATCTTTAGGTTTATATAATTTCAGCGCATCTACTAAGTGCATGAAATCAAATTTCCCTGGCTTATTAAAATAACTGTTTACTGTTGTATGTGTTACATTAAATCGTTTTGCCAATTTACGATTCGTATAACCATTTGATTTTAAACTTTCTTGCATGTCATTTAAATCCAACGAAACTTGCACAATCCTTGTCCTCCTTATGGACAAAAAAAGACACGTTACCCTAGATGTCTTATATTTACAGGAAAACGTGCCATTATATCTAGGTTGTGTGTTATAATTATGTCTGAGACTTATGACGAGTGTTTTCCCTAGCGCGCTTAGGGAGGACGGTGTAAGGGTGTTGCGAGCACCACTTGCACAGTCATGGGTCTTTTTCACGTCCGTTTATTTTATTATTTTCATAATATCACATTTTTTCCAAAATTCAGTCGTGTGGTTATCAGAAAATTATTGAGAAAGTTTTTAAATCGTTATATACCAACGTTTCTTTTGCTAACTGTAATAAAATATGCAATATTGCATTTTGGTTTCAAGACCCCTATATGCATATATTACCACTAATTGCCCAAAAACAGAACACAAGTTCTTGTTTTTGATTATTTATTTTTAGAAAAACCAATCATAATATTAATAATGATTGTTTTACAATCAATTATAGTATGTTTAATACTTAAAGACTATACTCGAATTATGAAAGCGTTAGAATTGTTTGGTCAAAATTTAAAAAAGCTTAGAAAGTCTAAAGATTTAACACAAGAACAACTCGGTGAACAACTAAACCTCAGTCGAAATCAGATAAATAATTACGAGAATGCAATGTTTGAACCGAGTATGGAAACACTTCTTCAAATCAGTTCGTTTTTCAATGTTTCGTTAGACCTACTTTGTAATGGTTATAGCGATACAAATGACGTATTGTTACGTAACACTCTCGAAGAAGTTCAACAAACGTATGCGGCGTTAGAAGAACCTAAACGAGAGCGCTTTTGCAAACAACTCGCGTTTTATTCTAAAGTCTTAGCGGAGACTGACGAATTGTTATGATTTGATTGTAGAAGAAATCATTTCCAATTTCAAATTGTAAAATTTTCTTATTTTTACAATTTGAGCAAGAGAGCGGATGCTCTCTTTTTTTCTGCAATAAAAAAAGAGCCGTTAGGCTCTTATGTATTACACACCCGTTCCTGGATCTAAACTTATATCCCAACCACCACCACCCGGTTCATTATGCCATCCTACACCAGGATCAGTTACTTTATGCCCACCTGGATCCTTTGTGAATTGTCTCATAGTCTTACTTCCCCCTTTTTCTAATTCTATTAATATTCTACTATTATTTAACATCGAATGACAATCATATCCTATAACTGAATTTACTCATATATGGTAAAATATATCCATCGCTGATATGTCCAACTATGTAATTTTCATAGCAGCAAAATTACAACTAGACTTACACAACATGATTCAAAACAAAATGAAGGAGTGTTTTAAGTGAAAGGACATATTCGAAAAAGAGGAAATAAATATTGCATCGTTATTGATATCGGGGCTGATCCGGAGACAGGAAAAAGAAGACAAAAGTGGTTCTCTGGATATAAGACAAAAAAAGAAGCTGAAAAAGATGTAGCGAAAAAGATTACGGAGTTGAATGAAGGGACTTTTATCGAACCGTCTAAAATTACTCTAAAGGATTATTTGTTAGAGTGGTTAAAAGTAAAAGAAATGGAAGTCGACAAAAGTACGTATGGTGGTTACGAATGTATTGTTTTAAAGCATCTTATTCCTGCGCTTGGAAAAAACAACCTTAATAAACTGAATGTGATACAGATTCAACAATTTTATAGAAATTTAACTGAAAAATTATCTAACAGTAGAATCATATTGATTCATAGGATTTTAAACACTGCATTAAATCAAGCTGTTGCACAAAATTTAATCATCACAAATCCTGCTAGATTTGCAGCGAAACCAAAAAAAGAAAGCACCTCTATCCAAACTTGGACAGAGGAAGAAGTAAAAACTTTTTTGTTACATTCACAAAACTCACGATATCATACTGGCTATATTCTGGCAATAACAACAGGAATGAGGCTAGGTGAAGTTTTAGGGCTACGTTGGCAAGATGTTGATTTCGATAACCACACAGTTACAATTAATCAAACATTAGGTCATGATAATAAAATTAAACAAAGCGCTAAATCAAATTCTTCTAAACGCACTTTACCTATACCTATAGAAACTATAAATGCCTTAAAGGAACACCACCTATTTATAAAAAAAGAAAAATTGAGATTTGGAAATGCATACAGCGATTCTAATCTGATTGTTTGTACAATGAGTGGGAATTTTGTATACAGAGACTATTTCCGAAAATGTTACTATAAAATAATCCAAAAAGCTAACGTGCCAAAAATAAAATTCCATGATTTAAGGCATACACACGCAACTCTATTATTAAAGCAAGGTGTAAACCCGAAAATCGTTAGCGAAAGATTAGGACATTCAAATATATCTATGACATTAAGTATATATTCTCATGTTCTTCCGAATATGCAAGAGGATGCTGTTAAAAACTTCGCAAAAAGCATTTTCGGATGACAATGTTTGCAAAATGTTTGCAATCCATATATACATAGTCTTCAAAACCTTTATATATCAAGGATTTAAAGGCTATGTATTACAATACCACGTATATTCAATTTGATTTTATAAGCATTTCGGTTTAGTGTTTTCTAATTGATTTTAACTATTATTGAAGGTGACATATCAGCGATATTTTATGCCTATTCCGTATAAGTGTTAGCAAGTTCGTTTGCAAACTTGTTAGCACTTTTTTCATTTCTTTTATTGTACTCGCCCTAAATATACATACATCCCTTTTATTTGTTTTTTTATCCTTGTAAATACCTTGTTGTATCAATGTTTTTACTTATAACCTTTTCTAAATATGTTCTATCTTTTTCTAAAAAGTGGGGCAAAGGTGGGGCGTCCCCCAAAATTAAAGAGGGCAAAAAGAGCTGTGTTTATTCAGCTCTTTTTATATCGACAAAATATGACAGGATTAAATACCCTGTATCTGTTATGCTTAATTGGATAATCTTACATATTAACGGGAGGATCACTATGTTTAAAAAATTCTCAGTAATTATCTCTACTGCATTATTTATATTTACTTTATCAGCATGTTCTTCTAATGTCTCTTCAGTATCTAAACAAACTAGCAAGAATGAAATTAATGAAATCCCAGCTGAAGTAACAAGTTTTGTTACTAATTTTAATACTATTTTAGATGAAAAGGGTAGCTCTGAAAATACAGAAAAACTCTCTAAAGATTTAAAGATAGTAAAAGAAAAAGGCTATCAAGATAAAAATTTGCATGTTATTTCATTAATTGATCATCAAAATATAAAAGATGGAACTGTTGAATTAGGTAATATGAAAAATTTCCGAGTTATTTTAGACGACAAACAAAAGGAAATACAAAAAATAACTTATTTAGGTGAAGACCCTAATGTATTTTTAATCTCACTTGAATCATTAGGAATTTACACAACCAAAGAAGTAAAAGACATGTTAGAGGATATTCGTATTAAAATCGATAGAAAGGATCCAAAAGTAGAATCTGTGGCGTATACGAAAAAATATAAAGTGTCTTTCACTTATGATTCTAACAGCCCAACAGCATTATTAAGTGTATTATTTGAGAAAAATAATTAAACAAAAAAGAGCTGAATTCATATTCAGCTCTTTTTTGGAATTCTGATACAACATATACTTTTAAAATATTGTATTAATTGGTATGATTTATTTAATTAAAAAGGGATGATACAGTAAAGATTGTCCGGTCAATATTTAGAGGGTTTCGCTTAATCAGTATGATTTTTAATCCAATATTAAAAGCATTATCTAAAAGAAAATTTTAATTACATAGAGATAAAAAAACCGACTTACAAACGTCGTTTTTTAACTGTTACATTATGATAATATTTTTATAGAAAGGATGTTTTTTTTGGGATTTTATATTAAATAATTGGGCTAGTTTTCTTAGTATTATTAGTTTTACTTTATCTTGCTTGGCTTTATATTTTAATTGGCAAAATACCAACATTAACAAGAAGAAATTTAAAAATGAGCAAGATGATAAAAAGAAAGCGATTATAGCTTGGGAAGAAATTAAAGGAAATAGTGCTCCAAAAGGTATCAAATCAATAAAAATAAGTAATACAGGGAAATCAGATGCCAAAAACCTCCGAATCCTTATCAACGATAGAGATATTGAAACAATACAGAAGAGCGACGAAAAACCAGGAAATGAATATCCAACCCAGTACTTATTTGATGGACTAAAATTGATTAATGAAAAAAATAATTTCGTTCCAAATGAAGTTAGTGCGGGTTTATCAGCTACATTTAAAATCTGGGCTAACCCTTTAAGTGATCGATTAATTATTGTAAAGTTTATTTGGGATGATGAATTTGAAGAAGAAAGAGAAAAATCCTTTAAATATATACCCGGAAATACTAAATTAGCAAATTAAAATAAGCCGCCCAAACAGGACGGCTCTTTTTTTGTTAATCAAACTATTCTTTTGTTATATTAAGCTTGCACTTGATATACGTCGCAATACCAACCTTTATAATCTTTGAAATACCATGTGATAGCACCTAATTTATTACGGTCGTCAACAGGTTCACATTGTAGATAGAAAATACCATCTGCTTCATAAACTAAGTTACCCTTCACTTTGAATTCAGCGAGTTTATCCATAATTTCTTGAGCTAAACTAACTCCTAATCCGCCTGATCGCATTGTCCATTTCATATTATTACCTCCACCGTTATATACATTTTGTACTCTTTCAATGAAGCTATTCCATCGCCCTTCGTCAAGCATACGATGAGGACAATACTTTCCACTCCATGATTGGTGTGTGCGAACTTTACTAATTGGAATATTGTACTGTTTCATTAGTTGTGCTACAACAATAGCTGCATTATCTTCTGCTTTATAATATCGATCTCCACCGCTTAAAGAGTAGCAAATTTCAACCCCAATAGATTTACGATTACCATTCCCGTTACCGTCGCCAGTATGCCAGGCGTTACGCTCTAAAGGAATTCCTTGTACAGCTTCCTTATCATCTACCGCGATATGAAACGATACTTGGTTGTCATTACGAATCATATAAGATACTTCGTTTTCTGCTGTAGCATCGTTGTACGTATTGTGAACCGTAATGAATTCTGGATTCATTGTATACGGACACTTTGTACCATATTTACTTGGGTCAACTAATTTTTTTCTGATTTCCATTATTGAACATCTCCTTTTAGTGTAAGTCATTTTTTTTCAATACATCTTTTTGCTGTAATCCTTTGTTGCTCAAATAGTTGTTTTTCCACGCCATATACAAAGTGAATGCTCCTGTAATCACGGCTACTAAATCGTTTGTGATTTTGTCGTCAATCGTTTGGTATCCCACAAGATTTAAAACACTATTAATTACAGCAATTACTAATACGACATATCGACTAATTGAAGCTGCATCAAAATTCCTCATACTCTCACCTCCTCTCAATAAAAAAAGTGACCGTATATACGATCACTTCCCTGCGAATTTAAAAAGAGCCATTATCCCACCGGTGATAATAGCTCCGACTACTGTAGTACCAATCCAAAACACTAACTTATCTAATCGATCAATTCTTAAATGAGCACTTTTCGCTGACTGCTGGGCTTCAATTGCAACATCCTTAACATTGCCCAATGTGTCTAGCTTAGTTTCAACTCTTGTTAATCCAACTAATAATTCTTTGAAGTCATCATGTTTTTGTTCTGGCATTTATTCAGCCTCCTTTTTAAGCTGCAAAATAACTTGGGTCCATTCCAAATATTTCTGCAATATCTTCCTCACTTCTATCTTTCAAATAAGATTCAGTTGTGGAAATATCAGAATGATTAGCGAGTGATTTTAATTTTTCAAGCGGTACTCCTTGAACTTTTAAATTATCTAATCTGCTATGACGGAAACAGTGAGGGTTAATTTTAAATTCCTTTCCTTCCTTTTCGTTCAGCATCTTAGCAAATATGTCGCACCAATAATTAAATACACTCTTGTTCAATCTCTTTCTCTCACCATTCTTATAAACACGCACAAACAAATCTGGAATAGTATCCTTACCTCGCTGATTTATATATAAACGGATGCATTTCTGCACCCGGTGATTGTAATATAATCTAAACTTCTTACCACGTTTCCCTCGTACCACATTTGTATAATAATGTTCTGTTAATCCTTCTTTTTGAACCTGGTAAACCTCATTCTTTCTAGCTGCACTGTAATAAGAAAGGGCTAAATACGTAGCCAACATATATTTCTCTTGCTCAAGTAATTCATCGATTAGCCAATTAATCTGGTCCTCAGTTATAAATGTGATGTCTCGAATCGGATTCTTAGGTAAACCACGCACCCTTGAGCCTACGTTGAACTCGTAATTATAATCATCATCGTCAGCACAAAACTCAAGAGCTGAACGTAATGCACTCATCAATCCATTCACACGTGCGTTTGACATTCCCATCTCTTGAAAGATAATAGATAAATTCCGAATATCTTTACGTGTTAAATCAATAAGCTTTTTATTTTCGAAGTGTTCATGTATCAGAAACAGAATAATTCGTAAATCCCAACTGTATTGCTGTAAAGTGCTTGCCGCTTTCCCTTGTGCTTTCTTTTCAATAAGAAAATCTTTGACTAGGCTTTTGTTTTCCTGGCTAACATACTTTTCATAAATTGCTTGGTCTACTATTCGTTTCACACTGATCATCTCCTCAAAATAAAAAGAGAAGCGAAATCACTTCTCTTGATCTATGAATTGAATTTATTCAAAGCCGTATTTTGTACAAAGTTAAAAAAGACCAGTTATTGCTGCTCCTACTCTGTTTGTGTGTTATTTTCATTATTTGGTGTTGGCGGTTCTTGAGATGGATAATTTCCTGTAAGTGATGTATAACACTCTAAACAAATATTCTTTTTCGCAAACCCCATATCCAGTACGTACAGACGAGCTCCACGTTTACATATTTCGCATCTTGTTGCAATACGGAAATATATCGTTCCATCTGTTTCCCCCCACACCTCTACTTTGTTCGTGCCATATAAACCGGCATTGTTTAGCATATCAAAAGGAATTCGCACAAATACTCCGTTTTCGTTTCTTTCTGAATCTACTAACCTACCAGCAAACGGAGCACCTTGCCCTGCTTGTAAGGGGTAACCTTGTAAATCTTTGTAATCATTCATATATTTTCCTCCTAAACGTTAGGTAGCTTGTACCATTGTCCTCCCATTCCCATAAAATAAAACCCATAGCCTTGACCGCCATCAAAGAAACGAATGGACCCAGCTTGGCCCATTTTATTACGCCCTAAATTTATTCCCTGCGTTAGAATAGGTTGATTTATGAATACATCCTTTTCTGTAATTATATCAAAGGTCTGCCCATGATCAGCTGGACCTATGTTGTTATTTACGCTGCCTATAGCAATTCTATTAAACGGTTGAAGACCGTCTGCTCTTTCAGAACCTGCACGATCCCAGTGATATACACAAGCGTAGTTACCACTTACCAATGTTATCCCACTCACACAAACAGCTCTACCAGCAGAAACTTGCGCATTTGCAGCTGTAACTTTAACTACAATCATGTGTTCTTGTGGATTGTAATTGTTAGGAACGGTAAATGTGAAATTATACCTTCTAATTTCACCATAAAATGTAGATGGCTCTGGAAAATCTTTATATATTTCGTGCCAAATTTTATAACTCACTTCATCCAATGGCGTAACAAAACATACCTGCAATCGTGGTTTTGCAGTTATACGCACACCGTTAATCTGTGCGGTTCTATAATGTGCTGACAATGTATAAGAGTTTCCTGGATGAATCCCGTTTTGAACCTTTGTTTCTGGATAATTATACGTGTCAACACGGACTGCATTTACCATTTGTTCATAGTTAAATATAAAAGTGTTATTTTCTATCACTACACCGTTTCCTTGTACTTTCCAAGGTAGACCATATCCAGCACCAAACCCCTGATAATTTGGGTTACCTATGTTCAATTTTGGAACACTAGAAAAATCGTGATCGGCTATTAAATTTCGTTTTGGCATAACGGTTGTTTTCGTTCCCCACTCATCTTCAAAAAGGAAGTCTAGCATTTTAACAGTAACGCCGTTTTTATCGATGGTAATCTTATCGCCATTAATGTTTATAACATTTGTATCAATACCTTTTGCTGTTAACCATTGCACCATTGTATCAGCATTAATAGCAAGCTTCGAAACGTCGATTGTAATTTGCTCTGCTGTTTGATTAATAGATGAAATAATATCGCCTTTTTTGACTGTAGAATTAATTTGATTAGACATTAATGTAATAGAACTTTCGTGCTTTTCCACCATTGCCTTACTTCCAAATTGACCGTTAGCTTCTGTTTTGGTGTATACATCCGTTTTCTCTGCTTTTAGGTCAATACGATTAGATTGCTGATTGATTGTAGTTTCCATTTTAGAAACTTTACTATCAAAATCAGCAGTCGCTACTTTTTTGGCAATCTCACCAACAAGTTGGTCATAGTTGGCATAGTCTTTCGGATTCTCCATGAAACTAGAAGGTGTAATACCTTGTTGTAATTGTGGTTGCGATACCCAAAGTCTACCGTTTTTTCTGATAACCACTACGAAACGTATTGTTGTAACACCTGATGCAGGAGCTGGCATAGTTACACTAACAAATTTCCATAATCCATTAGTCAGTAACGGTACAAGTTGTATAACTTTATTCGTAACCCAAGTAGAACCATTGTAAAATTCAATCATTACAAATGCTGTATTATCTACCGTAGCAACTGCATCTGTGTAGAACCATGCAGATAACACATAATCACCGGAGTTAGGAGATACAGGTAATGATTGATAGAAAGATGCATTTCTATCTACCGTTTGCCCGGACGATTCTAATTTAACGGAATTCATACCGTCATGGTTTCTCGCTGTTTCTGGTACAGCTGTAAAGTTACTGCCGTTTGGACCGACACTCCATTTAGAAATACTCGGTTTTCTGCTTGTTACAACTCCTGTAGTAGCGTTTATTACTCGGTCTTCAAATGCAGCATTAAACAGTAAGTTCGTACTTCCTAATCCACCTACATATTCTTGCATTTGAGTATCTGTTACTTTGGATTTGATTTGATTATTCAACTGTGTGATATCACTCGTGTTTTGTTGAATAATTTCTCCTTGTTTGCCCTGTGTTTGAGATAGAGTTGTAATGGTTTGTGAATTAGAATCCGTTGTTTGTTTAACTTGATTCAAGGTAGTTTGCATTGTACCTTGATTTTTTTGAACAGTTAATACAGTAGAGGTAACGCCCTCCACACTTTTTTCAATCTCGGTTGTTTTCTTCGTGAATTCATCGGTTGTTACTTGATCTTCTGCTGCTGGTCTATATTCAGTTGCTTTATTTCCAATTTCAATTTGCCATTCTTTAAGTTCAACCATACCTTTTACATTTCGAATTAAACTATTTATATAACCAGTTTTAATTACTTTATTTTTTATTGTAACAACAGCAGAATAACGAACCCAACCTTGAGAGGCAGCAACTGTGTCTTCTATACGAATAGGTAGCCAAACTTGCTCATTATCTTCATATGTCACTGATAATTCCATACCAATCCAAGGACTAGGTGTTCCCTTCGAAAAAGCTTGTGTTCTAGCTGTAATAGAAAGAGCAACTTCTTGACCTCTAATCATTTCGAAAGTATCGGGAGCAAATTTAAAAGATTTTAAATCAGTATTTGAAATGGTCATTCCAGTGTCAGATTTAAGTGTGCCACTTGTACTTAACAGAAGGTTACGTCCACTAAATTTCATATCATCAAACTTTTTCTCCACACTACTCAACTTCTCGGTGACTTTTCCTGCTTCTTCTTTAATTTCAGTTGTTGTTTTCTTAAGCTCACTTGTTGTTTGCTGCACATCAGAAATGGTCTTCTTTGTGCCTTCTACAGTTGACTCAACCGTATTTAACTTATTACTAATTTCAGTATCTTTTTTAGTTAACGATTCAATAGAAGTTTTAAATCCATCTGCGGTTTGCTCTGATTTCGTCATACGCTCTGTAAGCTTTCCTTGTTCGCTTTGAATATTGCTAACAGTAGTATTTACACCTTTAATACTGTTTTCAATCTCCACTGTTTTTTTAGTAAAGTCCGTTCCTGTAACCTGATCCTCATTGGCTAATTTAAATGAGGATGGCTTATTCCCTGCTTCGACTTGGAAATTTTTCATTTTAACAGTTCCTGAAGCTGAACGTAAAAGAATTTGTAATCTGATATATTTTATTTCTTTATCTTCTATTATTTGAGATACCCTTCCATATCTCTTATATCTATTCGTCCCTTCTGGAACAACTTTCCCATAACATGCTTCAAACCATGATGTTTTTCCATCAGCATATTCAACTCTTAATTCAATTCCAACACTATTATTACTAGCTGTTCCGTGTTTGAGGTTAGTTGTTTCAGCGTCAAAACTTAAATAGACTTGTTTTCCTCTAAAGTCATTGTATGCATCTTTAGAAACCTCAAGTGTATCACCTTTATTATCAGTTTCATTCGTATTTGTAAATATAAACTCTCGATCTCCGGTCAAAACATAATTACGAACACCAATAACTGTATTATCTACTTGTGTTTTAAGTTCTGTAAGAGTCTGTTTCGTTCCCTCAGCAGTTGTCTTAATTTCATTCGTTTTTGTTTCAAGTTGTGATAATCCATCATTTGTTTTCTTTAGCTCTGCCTTCTCCGCTTTCTGTGTAAGAGCTTCATTCGTTTGGCCAATCGATGTATTAATATCCTTGAATTTCTGTACGTTCCCTTGTTTATCAGTTTCGTAAATTTGTTTACCTATGAAACCATCTTTAATTTCATCTTTCGTATAAACACCGGATTTATCAGCCTTATCTTTCAGCTGATTATCAATCCAGGTTTGATCCACTTTTCCATTAACTTGCTTTTGAACATCCACTATTTGCCCAGCTATTTCTTGCGCTTTACCTTCCACACTTTGAACCTTTTGATTTAGCTCCGTTTTAGCTGTTTCAATATCTTTCTTAACATCTTTAATACTTTGCTGCAATGGAGCTGTATCAGGGACGACAGGTTCCCACACCGTGCCTGTCCATATTTTCAAAACACCAGGCTTACCATTACTAATATCACGCCATAGCGTTTTATTAGGTTTAAGGCCAGTAGTAGGTGGATTAGCTCCTTCTATAATGTCTACAAGGTTTTGATCCATATAATCTTTAGTCTTTTCTGCTATATCCTTTGCCGCTTTACTTTCTTTTTGAGCTTGTTCGGCTGTACCCTTCGCTTCTTCTGCTAACTTTTCTAGTTGTTCTAATAGTTCTTTATTGGCTTTATTACCTAAAGAAGCAAGTACTCTATTGTATAGTTTTCGCATTTCTTCATTCGGATCAGTAATTTCACGATAATCACCAAACGCGTATTTATCTTGTGAAGGATTAGTATGCGATTCGTCACCAACGATTGCACGTGCTTCTAAATAAAGTTTCGGTGTAAATCCAGTATCTTTAATTCGAATTGTATCTCCTTCATTAATTAGCTCGTGAGATAATCCAAATACACGCCCTATAGCTGCTGCTTCTACATCGTAAACAACAGAAGTATTAACGCGTTTTGCGAACTCTGTTTTCATAAGAGTTAAAAGACGTTGCGGTGTCATATTTTGTTCTTCTGTCTCTGGAGAATAGAAGCCAAATTTATGTTTTCCCTTCTCATTCCAACGTTGAAAAGCATCACTATCAGTAATATAAGGTAAACCATCGTTAATTTTCTCAACTGTGATAATAGTATCCCCTTCACCTTTGACGAATCCAACAAGGGCGGTGCAAACATCCCTAGAATGCTCGATACGTCTAACACCGACTAAATCCTTCCCTAAAGTTACTTCCTTTCCAGTGTCTCTACCACGTTTTTTCACCATATCCACGTACCAACCTACAATCTGTGAACCGACTACTTCTACACGGTATTGAATCTCTAAATCAAATAAAGTAGCTATTTTCTTTAAAAAGGTAAGAGGATCTATAATGGTATCGATGGTCATTGTATGGAAACCAGCATACTCTGTTTTTCCGCGTTTCCACTTCGTACCTACAAGAGCCATATCCATGAATTGATTTACCGTTTTACCTTCTATACGTTGCGGCATGATATAACCGTCTTTGGCAATTTGAACCCAAGCGCCAGAAGCACGTACAGTAAGTGACCTATCTCTTGAATCCTTTTCAGCTTCATTATTTATAACGTAAGGAACTATCCGCCCATCACGCACTTCTTTTAATACTAAATTTTGTTGCATGAGCGTAGCTGCATGCTCTGTATTATCAAACACTTTAAATTCTAAAGTATCAATATTGTTCTTAATCTCCCAATGACGTATATCATCCCAATAATCTTGCGGCTGGATATTAGCAACAATTTGATCTGTTTTAAAATCAATGACATGAAGTGTGCCGCTAGGTGCTCTCATCGATATCTCTCCCTATACATTACTTTGGCTATTCCTACATCGGAAGGCATAATTTCAAGTTTGTTTGACCCCTTGTTAATAACTGGATAATCACTGAATATATCTTTTAGATTAATAGCTTTTTTACCATTGATTGATACAAGACTTCGCTCGGTATCAATAACTACTTTATCTCCAACATCAAAAATATAAGGCGGATTATCTTGGGTATTCATATTCACTTTCCAAATTTTCAAATCATCAATGCTCATGTCTGTACAGAACATGTTATCCGAAAATTGACAAATGCTAATTTGAACTTGTGCTACTTTGTCCATATTCACATTGTTTTCGTCTTCCCACACGACAAAGCGTTCCGAATCATCCTTTTCGGTATTCCATAAGAACTTAGAAATATAAGCTTCCCATCTATTACCCGTACGTGCTAACCATAATCGTCCGCGATATTGATTCCATGTAGTAGGATGATCTCCTGGTTCATTTATAAGTACTCGCTCACCGGCTGGTTTCTTTTTGTTTCCAAGCTTAGCGAACCCTGTATTTTGTTCAGCTTGCCAATGGACGTCGTTCATAGAAATACGAGCTACATAGTCGCTGTTTTCATCCAATAAACCTATTTCAACGCGTCCCATTTGATCTGGATGCGAGCTTCTTATCCCAACATACGCCTGCATAATAAAGTCTTGTAGTGGCCCTTGCGGAATGTTCTTTTTGGCTATGCAACCATGCCAACCTTTTATGTTTGTTTCACCTAAATAAACCGGAACTAGGCGTGAGCCTGCATCCACTTTGAACGCTCCGCCTCCAATCATATCTTCTGAATTCGGGACATTAGTCCATCCTACAGTGGTAGACATTTCATCCCACATAACACGTTGATTTCTCTCAACAGGCACCTGATCCATTCTAAGCGGCCATCCAATACGAAAATAATTATCCCCATTCCATACATCAAGAAAAGTGGAGGGTTTTGTTACTTCAATTTCAATAATTGGGTTAGATTCAACACTCCCTTTGTTTTGAATATTCGCCACTAGCCCACGCTCATTATCTTGAAATTCTACAGTTCTTGTAGGACCTAATTTATAAGGCATTGGACAAATAAACTTCAAAACACCTTTTCCAATGTCTACAAACTCATCAATGTTGAATTCTTCATCCACAACAGCTAAATAGGTCCTTTCATTTTCTATATCGAAAATAAGCTCTGCTGGTTGCTCTGTAATTAACCAAGATGCTATTTCTTCTTTTAATCTTTCTAAACCAATGCCATTTGGCGCTATAATTCCAACAGGTACAGATAAAACACGCATATCAGTATCTGTACTTAATAGTCTCGCTCCTTGATAGCTTGGAGCATTTAACAAATTTCTTCTTAATGGTGCCCATGCTGGTCTTTTCCATCCTCTTTCTATGTGAATGTAACTTTTTCGTTCCCCATTAAATGAAAAAGAGCTCATTATTTACCTCCTTTTATAAAAAAGAAACTCAAATCTAAAAGACTGAGTTTCTTTCTTTTTCTCTATTCTGATATTCAGTTACGTAAGGATGGCTTACGCGAGCTATTTCTCTTCCGTCTAGTATGACTGGAATTTCAATATATGTTGGGCCTGATTTTGTATATGGTTGTTTATCTGGATTATCATTATCAGGTCTATATTGAACGACATTAGGATTGTCAGATAGCACTTCTCTCCATCTAGAAAGGTTCCCGACATCATAAATGGAGAGCCCTTCGAACCGTTCCATTTGACGACCTATTTCTCTAACCATATCACGCATGCTTTCAGGAATATGTGTAATCCAATCATTTTGCCAATCTCCATCTACAAAGATTGCATTAAAATATTTAGTTAATGGATCATCACCTTGAAAACTAAATATTTCTTCGGGTTTTAAAGAACGTATACTATTAACAGCTCCTGATACTGTATCTTGTAATGCATCTCGTACGACAGAATATTGCGTTTTAATCCCTTCTGCAATTCCGTTTGCCATTTGAACGCCTGTAAATAGCATTTTATTCGAACTACTCCCTAATGCCAATTCATTTACTAAAGCATTATTTGCCTTTGAACCAAGCGTACGACTCTCACGTTCAGCCATATAAGATCCCTTTTGAATACCTAGAGCAAACCCTTCACTAAAAGGTTTCCCCCCTTGATCCCTAGTTAACTTTGACGGAGAGTTCACATTTAATGTAGCTTTTAAAGCTTCAAATGCACCTCGTGCTAAACTTGACGCTACATTTTGTACATTCCATTCACCATTAGAAATACCTTTAGCAAATCCACTAGAAAATGCTTCACCAGGACTAACTGAACTAACGCTTTTCAGACCAGAATTACCGCTTTCCGCTACATTAGAACCGCTCGATCTCGCTTGCCCTTTTGTATTTTCCATACCTTGTGCAAACTGACTGCCACCTTTTTGACCTTGTGGAGTACCATTGATTGTATTAAAACCAGCATGAGCTGAGGTAACAGCTTCTAAAGCGCTGCCTCTGATATAGCCTTTTTGATTAACAATACCACTTCCAACACCTTGTCCACCTTGATTACCTGCTGGGTTTCCATTAATAGTACTAAAAGCATTATGAGCACTAGCAACAACCTGTAATGCGCTTCCTCTAATGTAACCATCTTGACTTACTATCCCTTGCCCTAGTTCACTGCCACTCTTACTTCCACCGCCACCATCTGTAGTACTTCCCATAATCCCTTCTACAGCTTGTTTCTTTCCTGTTGCCGCATTCTCAGGAGCCATATTACCAGAAATACCATTAGCCTGCGTTTGACTAATATCAAATCCAACTTGCGTTAAATCTAACTTCGCTCCATTTTCAATTAGTAAAGCAATTGCTTTCGCTGCTAGTTCAGCGTTAATGGATCCATTTTGCATACCTTGAACGAGTGTCTGTACATTAAATTGTCCTGCTTCACCAAGATCCACTTGAACATTACTTTTAATATCTAGCCCCATAGTCTGTGCGACTTGTGGTAAAGATAATGCCCCAATTTGCATTCCATTAATTAAAGTTTGAATGTTATTCTGACCTTCTTGAGTAGCGTCGACATTCATTCCGTTTTTAACGTTTTGTTGAAAGAATTGAAATACAGTATCAAAAGATAAAGTCCCTGTTTGAAGTCCTGTAATCCACGAGTCCATTGTCATTTTCCCGTAGATTCCTAAATCAATTGTGGTATTACCTTGCATATTTTTACTTAGGAATTCTCTTACTTCACCAGTATCTTTTGTTTTAATACCATCGATCCATTTTTGCATGGATTCAATACCACTTTGTGATAAATCCACTTTATAAACTTCTTTTAATTTATTAGCATTTGCGGTTGCTACAGCTGAAGAATCTAATTCACCCTTTTGAAGCTTCTGTAAGAATGTATCAATTGTGAATTGTCCAGCTGGCCCTAAATCAATTTTCATTTTGCCATCAATTTCTTTTGCCATTGATTCGGCTAATAATCTAGATGATTCTGTACCCTTTTGTAATTCAGAAAGATACATTCCTATACTTTCAATTTTAGATTTGCCATATTGCAACTCGTATCGAAGTAATTTATCTTGATAATCTTTTTCAGCTTTCTCTTGATCACTTCTAAAGCGTTGTTCCAAATCAGCCGATTTTTCACGGAATCCATATGCCGCTTTGAACCTTGCGCCCCATCCCTTATCTTCCGCTTCTATCCTTTTAGCTTGTGATGCCAAAACTTCTGAATCTTCTTCCTTCATATGTTGCTGTAACACTTTAAATCCATCATTTCTAATTGTCTGCAAGTCATTTACATGCTTCGATTCATAAAGTGCAATAGCATCTAATGTCGCTTTTCTTTCTTCCGGTTTAATTTCGCCTAATTTAAATGCTTTTTCTACATTTTCGCGCCAACCTTTGGTTTGCTTTTCTAAAGATTTAACACCATCTTCATAAACCTTTATGATGCTTTCAAACCGTTTTTTTCCAGCATCTAAAGATAGCATGCCGCCAGCTTCAATTTCTTTCGAAATAGAAGTGATTTCCTTTGCTTTTGTGTAAAATTGTTGAACGTTTTTATCAGCAACCTGTAATGCTTGTTCGAATTTTTGAGCGAAATCTTTTGGCATTTTCATGGTATCTCCTTGGTACCTTTTAATACCCTCTTCCAAGATCTTTTCCGCTTGTGTAGCAACTTCAATTTCTTTATTAATGGATTCAATGACATTATTTTTCACTTGTTCTAGGGTTTGTTTAGCACCCTCAGGAACAGTTCCCATCAACTGACTAAACATTTTATTGAATTCGCTTTTCTTTCCTTCTAACTCTTTAATAACTTCATTTGTCATTCTTTGAAAAGCTTTAATGGTTTCGTCCGCTGCTTTATTCGCTTCTTCACCTGTTTTAAGTTTTAAATCCATCATGTTATTGATGGCTTTATCTTTTAAATCCACATAAGCACCAGCTGCTTTACTCGTTGCGTCACTTACTCTTTGACCAAACTTATCCATATCAGTTTGTGCCTGTTTGGATTTTTCGTTCAGATCAACTATTGCTATACCTAGCGCCCCTACTGCAAGAACAGCTCCAGTAATAGCTAAAGCAATCGGGTTTGCTAATAAAGCACCTATCCCCATTGCTAAAAATCCTACAGCGGTCGTTACTCCTGCTATCCCGAAAGCCAATAAAGCACTTTTTGCAATCATTTGTTGTGTCGATTCATCTAAATTGTTAAACCAATCTACGACACCCTGAACACCAGATACTACATCAACTAAAATAGGTAATAACGCATCACCAAATGACTTTTTAAGAGTATCTACAGCACCACTTAATTCTTCAATTTTTCCTTTTGTTGTATTCATCTTTGTCTCAGCAACTTCTAATGCTGTTACCTTTGACATTTCCGTATACATATTTTTCACACCATCTGATCCCTCTTTATAAAGGATATTAGCGGCACGAATAGCATCTGACCCAAATAATGTATACATGTACGACTGTCTTTGCTCAGCCGTTAATCCTTGCATTGCCATTTGAAGAATTTCAGCAATATCGGACATTTCTTTCAAATTACCATTTGAATCGAAAAAGGCATTTGTCATAATACCCGTTTCAAAAGTTAATTTTTGAAACGCCTTCTCTGCTTTTTCAGATCCAACCTTCACACCAGCTTGTTTTGCTGCGTACTCAGATAAAGCACCAGTTACATCTTTAAATGAATTTGAAGTTGGTTTAATCCCTTTTTCTCCAAGAAACTGCATTGCTTTGCCAGTATCGATTGTTATTAATCCCAAATCACTAAACATATCGTAAGCTTCATTAGATTTTGGAATTAAGTTTGCTAACATTGTCTTCAATGACGTACCTGCATCGGAACCTTTTAAGCCATTCTGTGCAAATAAAGCTAATGCCGTTGTTGTATCTTTAAAACTAAGTCCCACACCAGCTGCAACCGCTGAAACCATTGATAACCCAAACTTCATTTCTCCAACACTAGTTGCTGAAGCATTTGCTGCACCAGCTAATAGATCAGCTGCTTGAGCTACTGATAAATTATCATCCTTAAATGCATTTAGAGCTGTAGAAGCAATTTCTGCTGCATCCCCCAATTCTAATTCCCCAGCTGTCGCTAAGTTCAAGGCTCCCTCTAAACCGCCATTAATAATGTCTGTTAGGCTTACCCCTGCTTTAATTAGCTCTTCAATACCTTGTCCTGCTTCAACAGATGAATATTTTGTTTTTTCTCCCATCTGTACTGCAAGTTCGCTAATTTTCTTCATTTCATCACCAGTTGCACCAGAAACTGCTTGAATATCAGCCATCTTCTGCTCGAAATTCATAGATTCCTTTACAGCCATCGCAAGTCCAGCACCAATAACCCCAGTCATGGCTGCAAAGGTAGTACCGACCTGTCCACCTACATCTTGCATTTTATTTCCTGTATCGCGCATCCGTTCTCCGGTACGATGAAGACGATTTTGTTGCTCGGCTAATTCACGGTTCGTTTCTCTTATTTCATTTTGAATTCTCTCTTGAGCTGTTTCAGCACGATTCATAGCAATCGTATTGTTATCAATTTGCGTATTTAATCGTTGAAGCGCTTGACCGTTAGATGTGTATTCAGCTTGAAGTTGTTTTAATTCTTGCTTTAATTGTTTGGCTTCTTGGGAATTACGTCCGAAATTTTGTACAGCCTGATCATACTGTGTTTCAAGACGTTCCATCGATGCCGCCAATGTTAAATTTGAAGCTTGTAATTGTTCTTGTTTTTGTCTTGCTTGTTCAATCTTTTGGCGGTAATGTTCTACCTTTTGTCCTTGTAATGTAAATTTTTCATTCAAATGAGTTAACTTATTTTGTAACTGTTCAACAGAATTACCAAGTAATCTAGCTCTTTCACTTGTTAAATTGAACTCTGAATCTAACAAACGTAAACCACGATTAATTCCTGCTACTCCATTTTCAAAACGTTGGGTATCCAACGTGACTCGTGCGCCAATTTCCATATCTCCAGCCATTTATCTCACCTACCTTTACAACCAATCTGGTGCTTGATTTGCTGTACGGACTACATTTTTATCTTCTTGCTTTTTCTTATAAGCTAACGTTTTAAAGAAAAGTACTAGATCCATCTGATTAATATCCGCTTGGGACATGCCAGAATCTTGTAACATACTATATATCCCTAACATCATTTCTGTAGGTTTGAACGGTTCTTTCTGTTCCTCTGTCTCTTTTTTTTTGCTGCATTTGTCTTTGAATCAATAGCATTAATAACTGCCACAGCCTCAGCAATACGACCTACAATCGCTAAACAAATTGCATAGATAGTTGATGTTAAAAACCAAATGTGTACTCCTTCAAGAAACTCTTCCACTGTAAATCGATTTCCAAACACTTTAACAACAAAATGAGTAGCTTCTTTTAGTACATCAAAACGAACATTTTCAACATTTAATTTTTCTGTCCATTCAGCTGCTTCAAATCCGTCAGTAGACGAAATGTATGTTGGTAAAAAGAATGTTTTTTTACCAGCAGGTAGATTTAAAACCAATTTAAACGATTCTGTTTTTTGATTTTCTTGCATAATTGAATCTCCTTTCATAAATAAAGGGCACAGCATTGAGCTGTACCCTTTTTATAATTTTATTTGCTAAGTGATGGCGCTGTTTCTGTTGGTGGTGCTGGAACTGTTTTGAACCAATTAGATGCAACAGTTGAATCGTATCCAGTTTCTTCTTCATCTAAACGATGTCTCCAGTTTCCATCTGAACGTTGGATCGCTTTGCATTTAATTTTAGCTGATTGAAAAGTCGGTTTGTCTTCAGCTGTCTTGTGTTCATCTTCAGGAATTTCAAACTTTGTTTTGTAGTAGCAATAAAAACGATTTTTCCCATTGTCTTTTGGTAAACGATATAATAACGCTACATATGGAGCGACATCATTTACATTATCAATTACCTGACCTTTAATTAGTTTCTTTCCTAATAATTCAGCGTAAGTAGATAGTGAAATATCCGCTGTTTCTAGTTCAATCTCCACACCGCCAAAGGCGCTTGCTGTTGCTAGCGGGCCTCCTTCTGCATAGAACGTTACGGATTCATTTTTAGGTGAAGCCTTGCCACTTACTGCATCTCCAATTTTCTTAGGTGCTGCATACGTAAACTTACCATCTGGTGTTTCTGTCAAAATCGCATAATGTAAATCTCTAAAATCGACTGCAATTGCCATATTTGTTTTCCTCCTAAATTTTTAATTCTGTACGAAATCTCATACCATAATGATAGATTTTCGTATCGGGTTCATATAAATTTGCTGTTGTAATACGTTGAAATCCTATATTTTTCATAGAAGTGTTTACTGCTTCTTTTAAATCACCCTTAACAGGGCTAAAAGACCAAATGTCTACTTGAAATAAAATAATGCTAGTAGATTCCGCACCCTCCGCGTATCTCCTAGCACTATTATCTAACTCAGAATAAGTAATCCATGTTTTTCCGTTATCGTCACCACGAATCATATTGTAGATATATTCTCCACCAATTTTTTCTACAATAAGAGGCGTTGTAAGTGCACGTAACACATCTCTTTCTAAGAATCTCATACGATATGCAATGCCGTTGCAAAGACATTTCGCATCTCATGAACTGCCTTTACTTCCGTGTGAGTTACTGTCTTCTCAATAAAGCCCTTATGCGGTGGATGTGGCATTTTACTTGTTCCCCAGTTTTGGAACTTCATATAAAAGTGTGGGGAATTATCATCTCTTTCCCACCCCACACTAATTGATTTGACTCCATTTCGAGTTTTTATTTTTCCGACAAGCACCTCATCCTTTGCATGTTTACCTGTTCTCCATGATTCTTTTGGTGAAGGTGGCTTTGGATGTGCACTTACTGGGCTTTCTACCTCTAAAGCATCCCTTACTACCTCAGCACCTTTCTTTAATGCTGAGTTTTCAATTGTTTTTACACTTCTTCCTAAAGCTTCAAAACGCTGAATTGCTTCTTGTATTCCAAAGGTTGTTACTTCTGCCATATAGATCGCTCCTCGCACACCAAGCATGTCTCTTGATGTTGTTCATCAACATCTACAACAGCTTTTATTTCAAAGAGTCGGTCATTATATAAGACTCGCATTTTCGAATCAATTCCCTTACGAAATCGCATAAAAAAATTCACTGTACGTACGGCATTTTCAGTATTTCCAGCGAATATTTCATAGTTAAATCCCTTTCCAAATGGTGTTTTTGCTCTTGCCCAAACAGTGACAACATCTTTCCATTCTGGTGGAATTGGATTCCCTTCTTCATCTTTTTTATTTGTAATTTCCTTTTGAATTGTTATTCGCTTATTTAATTTACTTGGATTCATGATTATCACCGTTATTATAGTCCCTTAATTGTAATATGGTAGTTTCTAATGACTGTTTTAACGCAGGGACATTTAATGATTTATCTTGATTCTCATAGTTTAATAAAACATGTGTAATTACCGCTATTTTGTAAAGGGCCTTTTCACTTTCAGGAACACCAGAACCTAGTAAGGCTTCTTTTGCTCCATCGATTAGAAGTTGGATAACTGCATCCTCTTCATTCCCATCAATTTTTAATTTTCCTTTTATAAGCTCCAGCATACTATCACCTACGATCCTGAAGCATTTGTTTTCACTGATAATTCAACGCTTAACGTTGAACTTAACCCGTTATTCCCAACAGCTTTTACTTGATAAGAATATGTTGTATCACCTGTTAATCCTGTATCTTTATAGGTTGTTAATACTGACGTTCCTACTTGTTTGCCATTACGTAATATTTGATATTCTCTAATGTCCCCATCATACACAACAGGAGACCAACTAATGTTGGCCGTTGTTACTGTTGTAGAATCAACTTTTAATCCTGTTGGTTCTTGGGGAGGATTAGGGTGTAGTCTGTACTTCAGCGATACGGAATGCTGATTTCAGTTTAATTTTATGATCAACCCAAGCTGTTAAAACAAACAATTCAATGCCTGTTTTCACATCTTTGTCACGATCATAAATCATATTTGGATCGTAGTTGAAGTGAGAATACCTGAAATCACCCACAATAGGGTTCACTGCTGAATCACAGAACTTAACTGGTTTCCCTAAAACTTGTTCTGGTTGAGCATTATATAAAGTAGCACTACCATTAGCCAGTGTTTCAATTATTTCTAAATAATCCGCGTAACGCATTTCAATAGTTGCATTTGCACGGAAATCTTCATGTAAATCTGCAACTGCCGACTTAATAGCTTTATATAAAGTAGCACCTTTAACACTTTTAATGCCAGCTTTATAGAATGACATGGATTCTTCTCCAGCTTTAGGAGTTGTTGTAAATGCCACTTTCTTTTCTTTTGCTGCTAAACCACTTTCTAACGCCTGATCTACAACTTGTACTAAGTTTGTATCTGTTGACGCTAAAATAGTTTCTGAGATAGGTACAAACACCTTGAATTTGTGACGTCCGAATATTACAACATCACCTTCTGCTTTTAGTTCTTTCGCTGTATCTGTATCAGCAATAAAATCATCATCATCTAATGTAAATGTAACTTTAGGAATTTCAAGATTCGTTACACTTGTAAATGTAGATACTTCCCTTAATGGGTTTTTAACGAATGGTTCATGTAATAATTCATTCGTCATTGTGCTTGGGAGAATTTTTTCTCCACCTGTTGAGTTCTTATCACCAAGAGCTGCTCGTGCTTCTTGCGATAAAGTACCACCGCGAATTGTAGCGCGAACTAACTCTGCTTTCGCTGCAATTACCTTTTGCTTTGGATCTTCAATAGATTGTAAACCAGTTTGAGTTTGAAATTGTGCTTTTTGTTCAGCTTCCATCGTGTCATGTTGTTCTTTAATTACATTGAAGCGCATTTGAAGATCTTTCTTAGATTGTTGTAACGTTTGTAGACTTTCCATGGTTGCGGATGGATCAATTGCCTTCTGAGAAAGTTCACTCTCTACTTTTTGGAGCTGTTGACCAATAGTAGATAAATTTTGTTTTAATTCAAATAATGTATTTTTTGAAAAGTATTGAAAGTTACCAAGGGATAATCGAAATTTATTTTTCATTTTCATGAATGAATTCCTCCTAAAATTGTTTTTATATAGTCCGCATTAGCTTTCGCTTCTTCGGCAATTTTTTGTCGTTCTAACATTTCGTTTGATGATATGTTAGCTTGTGCATTAACTAATTGTTGTGGAATATTTTTGTATTCCTTCATCCACTTTTCATCTAGACATGCTGCTGCATTATTTGCTGAGATAATTTCATCACAAAGTCCATACCCCATTGCTTCTTCAGCTGATAACCATGTCTCTGCATCTAGTAATTGTTTTAATGTATCTTCATCTAACTTGTCACCAGCACGGGTTAGATAGTGTTGTACCATCGATTGGTTAATACGTTCAATATCATCCGCTGCTTTACGTAACTGATCGGCATTTCCTGATGCATATGTCCATGCATTGTGTATCATCATCATTGAATTAGCATACATAATAATTTTGTCTGAAATCATTGGTAATACTGACGCACATGAAGCGCCTATTCCATCAATATAAGAGATAACCTTCGCCTGATGCCTTTGTAACATTGCAATAATAGCCATCGTTTCAAAGACAGATCCACCTGGACTATTGATGTAAAGGTTAATAGTTTCAATATCGTCACCTAATTCATCAAGTTCATTTTTGAACGTAATAGAAGATACTTCTCCATACTCTTCCCATGCATACTTTGTAATTTCTCCATAAATAAAAACATCGGCCGTTTTACCATTGGCGGATGCTTTCATTTGAAAAAACTTATTCTGTTTGTTCTTTGCCACCGTTTTTCACCCCCTTCCGTTGAGTTGGGTCCATATCAATCGGATATAAATCACCACTTACCCAAAGTTTTGAAGCATTACCACCGACAGGCGGTTCATCTTCTTTTTGACGAACATCATCTTGTGATAACCATCCACTCCTAATTGCGGCTTGGTAATAAGCTGTTCTTGAAGCTGTATCACCTCTTAACAGCCCTCCAAGGTTGAATTTAAAGTAATGGCCTTCTTGCCGTTCTTTTTTATTCAGCAACTTACGATTCATTTCTTGCTCATACTGACGAACAATAGGAGTCAAAGTCATTTGAACAAACTGAATCATCAACTGTTCATTACTGCTGTAACTTTGTCCTTCCGTGTCATTTAAAAATGTAACTGGAACATTAAAAACGTTAGCAACCCTTGAACGTGTAATTCGTTCCGATGCTAACGTATCTGAAGCGAAGTATTTCCGCTCCATTTCTTCTATATTCACCCCTGGTTCCCTGAATAAAATACCGCCATTCTCTTGATAGAATCGTCTAAAATCATCAATGATTTTTTGTCTCTTTTCATTATCTACCTGTGTTGCATAATCCAAAATAAAACTATCTTTCTTCTGCATCTCTGACAAACTAAATTCTTGTACTGCCTTATCATATTCAAGAGTATTTCTCAATACATCAATTGGACAAATACCTTTCCATCTTGAAATACCTGTGATGTGTTTGACATGAAACATGTTCATATTGTGGATGTAATATGTCCCTTCAATCCCACGTACCTCATACCACAAATTATTATCATCAGTGTTTAAAAAAGGCGTTACATAAGTGGATTCAATAGGGATTAATGATTCCACTTGAAATCGAATGTCACGAATAATAGCTGCATATCCATTTCCAGTCTCATTTCTTGAAACTTCAATTTTATTTATCCATTCAAATCCGGTCATGTTTGGATTAGGTTCATTCATCACAACATCAGACACTTGGTTAAAAACCGTGTCATAATCCTTGTAAAGCTTTAATGGCAAAGATGCTACCGTATTAGATAATCTGCTAATCACACTAAAAATCGTCTCATTTGTAGCTAACTTTGCATTATCAATACCCCAAAACTTCCTTCCAAACCATGAAGAAAAGTTATATCCAGCACCTTTCCATCCCAATGATGCTCCTTTAATCGCTCCCTTAACACGATTAATCAGTTTCAATTTCTCACCGCCTTTCTATTTAAAAAGATCGTTAACTGATATAAATTCAATATTTCCATCACCTTGTAATTGAGATAACATAGGGATGACTTCTGTATGAGCATTTAAAAATGCTGCAAAACCATCAATCTTACGATATTTACTCTGTTTAGATGGTAAAAAGTTCCCATTCCTGTCTTCCACAAGCTTTACATTGTTCATATACCAACGGAAAAGACGGTTTTTATTACTGATTATTTTTCCGTCCAACAACAATTCTTTTACATCCTTTAATGCTGGACTTAAAGTTAAATGCCCTTGTCGAACGGGTTCCGTTTTAAATCCATAGGCTTTCAAATCTTCATTTAAACGGTAAGCATTTGCTGGATCATAAGTAATTTTCTTTATGAAATAGTGTTCGGATTGCTCAACAAACCAATCATAAACATACTCATATTTCACATACTCACCAGGGATAATAGTGAGCCAACCTTTGTCTTTAAACTCTTTGAAACTAATATTTTCGTTATCACGATCAACTTTAGCCTGCGGAACCCAACTATGAGATAACACAAAAACATTTCCATCCTCTAAAGGGAATTCTAAACAAGCACTTGTAAAGTCTTCTGTTGCAGATAAATCATAACCTGCAACACATTCTTTACCAGCTAATCCCTTTATATCAATAACTTCTTCATTCCTTTTTAATATCTCAATACCAACAAAGGACATTTCATCATTATCAACAAAGATGTTAAATTGTTTTGTAATCCAGTCATTCTTTTCAGCATCAGTATGCTTATCTGTATTCCAATCATCAATAAGCGATGGAAGATCTAACGAAACTCCCATATTAGGATTTGCTTTAATCCATAATTCAGGATTTTCAATTTCATCCACGCTATCCATTTCAGCCATGAAATAAAACTTTCTATCTTGGTCAATAACTCCTTCTAAAACATCAGTTGCAATTTCATAGTATTGAACAAGTGGTCCTTCAAGCTGATATCCTGCCGTAGTGATATAAACAATCATTGGTTGTTTACGTGCACCACGTGATTTTTTTATAACATTAATTAACTTAAAGTTTTTGAATTCATGTATTTCATCAAAAATACCAAGATGTGTATTTAATCCGTCTAGTTTCTTACTATCTGATGCACGAGGTTCAATTTTAGAATGCGTTTTATCATGGAAAATACCTTTCTGATTTTCGCGTAAATGTTTCCGAAGAAGGGGTGATTTTTGAACCATTGCACGACTTTCATCAAATAACTCCCCAGCTTGTTGTTTTGTATTTGCTAAAACATAAACACGAGCACCTGGTTCATTATCTTTAGCAACAGCATAATTAGATAAACCAGAAATCATTGTAGTTTTTCCGTTTTTACGTCCAATAAAAATAAGGCCCTCACGAAAGCGCCTATAACCTGTATCTTTATGAATCCATCCATACAAAGAACCTATAACAAAGTGTTGCCACGGTTGAAGAACCAACCTTTTATAATCACCTTTTGATGGACGACAAAACTTTTCGATATACCGTATAGGTCGATGCGCTTTTTCTTCATCAAAAACCCAAGGGAACTCCTCAGTCCCCTGTCTCCTCAAATCGTTTAGATGACGTTGACAAGACAAGACATTTTTCTTACTAGCTATTATGTTTCCTTTCACAACTTGTTCTGCATACCAAGTTGTTCTTAGATCAGGAGATGGATCTACCAAAATATTAAAATGCTGTATCTGCTCATTTCGCCAATTTTTATACCACTTAGCTATTTCAGAAGGCTTAGAAGTTGTCGTAATCATCATCAGAATCTCCAGTTAGCTCTTCCTGAAGCTTTTTTCGGCTTGCCCCAGTCAACCCTAGCTCCCCTAAATATTGTCGAATTTGTTGTAAATACTTAGGTATCTCTGGTATCAAAGTGTGCTTAGTCAGATTTGTAGCACCAGCTTTATTTGTATACTCCATCGTTAGACCTTCTTTTTTAACATTAGCTGCCATCTCTCTAAACATTTGATAACTGAAGGCAATCGCTTCAACTACAATAGGATCATTGATATCAGCCTTTCCTTCAACTTCTAAAACAGACCAAATACGAATCCAAGTATCTTTTCCTACCTTTTTTAAATGCGTAGGCGGTTTCCTCTCAATCAATCCTTTATCCACGATATCACCTCACTTACATTTTATGGATAAAAAGTACCAATTCAGAAATAAAAAGCTCTTATTTTCAGGCTTTACCCCCCTTTAGAAAAATCACTTGCGCTACCCACGAAGGAGGCGTCCGGTCTGGGCGGAAACGGCTCTGAACAATAAAAGGAGGGGGGCTATATGAATTCTTTGTTCGCTTTTACTTTTACGAACTGAATCTTTCTTTTATTTTTCTTTTTCCCTCCACCCTTTTCAGGATGTTCTTTGTTGTGACATGCATTACATAAACTAATTAAGTTATCTAATGTTAATGCAAGTTCAGGATATTCACTTCTTTCTTTGATATGATGGACCATATCAGCAGGTACTGGTATCAATGGATCATGCTTCATACACTCTTGGCAACGGTAACTGTCTCGTATCAATGCTAACTCTCTACACCTTCGCCATGCTGTGCTGTCATAAAATTTCTTCGCTTCTTTATCCCGTTTATACTTATCGTAGAACTTTCGTTGTTGTGTTGTTTTATTTTCAGTCATCATTTTGAACTATCGCTCGAGCTACAGCTTTACCGTCAAGATATAATTCAACGCTTTCAGCTTCCCCTGTATACTTGTTCATAACCTTTTCTAACCTTTCAAACGCACTTACGCATTCGTTGATAGCTAATGTAAGTTCTTCAACATTTGCTTTTGCTTCTGTCGTATCAATATCGATTTGAGCTGAAACAATATTTTGTTTTTCCATTCTTCAACACTCCTTAATAAATTCAAATTTTAAGTGATATTAATTTGACGACATTGTCTTGCTAAAGGGATAAAGTTTTTCAAGAGATTCACAGCATTTTTATTTTGCCACCATCTATCCAACAAGATTATTCGTGCATTCATTGGATTAAGTCCATCAAGAGTGAATGAACTATTAGATATGAAACGAGGGATTATATGAATTGTTCCAAAATGATACTTTACTCTTTTCCAAGATTCTTCCGCGTGCTTTAAATTGTTACCCACAATCCATAACTCTTGTTTTTTATCCGCTTTTAATTCATTCAACAACTCCTTGAGATAACTCAAATCGTAATTCTCATGATTCATCCTGTATCCCTCCAAAATAAAAAGCACCCGAATAGATGCTTTAAAATCTAATATTTATTTACAATTAAATTGCGGTATGTGAAGTTTTATTCTTCTTTCAGTTAACAACCACGACAGACACTATCGGCAAACTTATTAGGTTTCCTTCATTCTATCTACCTAGGATGTTGTTAGCTCAAAGAAGAGCAAAAGCTCTCCCTAATAACGGTATCATTCAATCATTACCATCTGCTGGTTTCGGATTTTATGTGCCGTCGTTACGAAACCGTTTAGACAACATATAGATTATAAAGGAATCTTTATGAGTTGTGTTTTCCGCCACTTCTCACAATACAAATATAGCATGTTAAAAACCAAAACGTGTCCGTAAATAGTTCGCAAATCCTCCGCGAATCGTTCACAATTTTTACCTTTCAGTTTTTCCAAATATGTCAAACATACTTTTCCTTATATTTTCTGGATGTAATGTATATTGAATAGCTTCAAATGAGTTATACTCCTTTTCTTTTGAATAAAGATTTATTCTTATTGTATCCATATCTAACTCCACTTGTATTGAATTATAATCCAATTCGTAAAATTCTTTATAAGCATGTCCAGGGTCTGGAAAGTTATTCTTAAACATACTATTATATTTCGGTTTAAAATAATGGATAAGTGCCGCTTCGGTTATAGTTACTATTGGTTTAGTTAATACCAATGGCGGTTGGGCAATTACATTTAAAAAGTGTTCCATATCTTCCTCTGGGCTCTTTTCGACTTGCTTTGTTAACCCATCGAATGAAGCTAACAATCTAGGTGTAAATTCGAAAAGAATTATTGCTATATCATTATCAGGCTCCTCGAATAAGATATCCGATTGGATTTTTTGTAACGTACTATGGGATTGCAGCCTATCTAATGCATCCCTTTCCCCCTCTTTCCCAAAAGCTTGGCCAATATACACAATTTCAGAATCTAAATAATTTCTAGATATCTCTAAATAGAAATGCAAAATTCTAATTCCTACGCCCGTCCCATCTTTATCCTTAACAAATATAGTCTTCAATGGCTTATCAAAGCTATATTCATATTCTTTATGACTACCTGAAAATAAAATAGTTTTTATTTCATGAGAAGTAGTTCCTGCCTCCGTTTTAATATTCACTTTAAGACTTATATGATCATCAAATACTTCCAAAGAGTTAGGATTAAAAGTTAACTTCGGAATAAGAGTAACCATATATATATTATTTTTACTTTCAAGGTTTAAATTTTTCAAATCGTTTGGGTAACAAATCGTTACATGAGAACTATAAGTATGTAAACCAAATTCAGAAACAAATTTTCTTTCCACCTCATACACCCCTTATACATAATAGATATATTTATTAATAATTCAATTTTTATTATACAACACTAGAAATTTATCTTCATTGTATAAGTAGTGTTTCTAATAATAAAATCTAACATTATTTTTTGGTGCTATTAAGTACACTTTTTACTCTATTTTTCATGTTTTTAATTAATAATCCCTAAAAATGAATTAGCTATAAACTAGATTGTGTTGAATTAGCCTATCCTGTTTTTTCTTAGAGCTATCAAGGTTTCTAGTATTTCATCAAAATGAATTTGACACTTTCAGTTTAAAGCTAATTCAATAAGTGATAAAAAATAAAGGAATTAGATTCTAAATTTCCTTTGATAATCATTTAATGTATCTTGTTGGATTCCTATATATCTTAAAGTCTCTTTCTGATCTGTATGATTTAACATTTGTTGTAAAGCAACTACATCTTTAAACTGTTTATAATGATGGTACCCATATGTCTTTCTAAGTGAATGAGTTCCAATACGTTCTAATCCAAATTCTTGTGCTGCCTGATTCAATATGACATATGCCATCGATCTTGTAATAGGTCTGTTCTTTCCATTCCTACTTTTAATGAGAAATTCATTCTTCGGTTTTCCTTTTGTATAATCTCTTAATGCTTTCTTTAAATCAGAAGGCATCTTCACATCTTTAATTTTATTAGTTTTCTTTTCACGAATAAAAATATTCCAGCCTTCAACATCACGTACTCGTAAACGTAGAATATCTGAAATGCGTAATCCTGTATTAATACCAAGAAGGAACAGAATGTAATTACGTTCATTCTGTTCCTTAAAATATTCTTTTAGCTCTTTAATCATTTCTTTATCTCGAATCGGTTGTACAATGTTCATACACTTTGCCCCTCTTTTTGTTTACGTGTTTTTAGATATACCTCTTTCTTTAGATTAAAAGCTAAACGTAATATCGCGCGTCCTTTTAACTTATAATACTTTGTTTTACCTATACCTAAATCCATCCAGATATCGGGATCGTATCCAATATCATCTTCCATATAAAATTTCACGATGACTTCTCGTTCATCATCTCTTAGACGATTCACAGCATCATACAACCAATTCATAAATTCATTTCTTTCTTGTTCATACTCAATTCTTTCAATTGCGATATTTTCAGTTGAACTATTAAACTCATTTGTAGTTGATGGAGGAACAATAGAATATGATGCTGTTACTTTTGGCAGCATATCACATGGCATTGTTGCTAAATACTTACGATACTCGTTGAATACTTTTTCAATTTCTTGTTTTGTTCTTTTCCCATCCACGATTGGCATTTTAAATGATAATTGTTTATTCATATTAAATTCCTCCATTGTTATTATTTTTGTCTTAAAGCTCCACGTCTGCGTTCATAACGTGGTCCACGAATTCCCATTAAATCTTCTATGTCACGAGTACTTAATTTCTCTTTTCGTTTTTTCTTGCTTTTCTTTTTTGCTTGATTCGATTGCTTTTTCCATTCACGTAGCTGATCCTTTAACACCTTCATTTCCCCATCTCCCTTTTCAAAATAAAAAGGACACCTATTCCTAAAACAGCTTTAATTGCTGCTTTAATGAATTGGTGTCCTCTAGTTTTCTAGCCGGACTGTATTCTATTTTTATTTCCTGTTAAAATACTCTTTTGCTTCGGCATACCAGGCAAATATATGCCACAATTCACCACTTGGAGATGAATTAAAAACTTGTTTCCCTGTAACTTCTATACCTCTTGTTTCTTTAAACCACTTCGCAATCAATTCACACATTTCTTTGAATGTAACTCTCTCACCGTTAGTTTTTTGGTTCTCTAAATCAGATTCTAAACCACATGGTTTAATTTCTTGATCTTGACCATTAACGTTTACAAGATACTTAATTCCATTCATTCTCCCAACCTCACTTTCTTCCAAAAGGATTATTTTGTTCAGTTTCTTATAAAGTGTTAATATTCTTCATAAAGGAGGTCTACTAATGAAAAATCCCTGGAAGAAAGTTTCTTTAACTGCTTTCATAGTAATTTTCCTTTTAATAATTTTATATTTTGGCGGTATGTCGCTTTTTTGGAACCAACCCTGAATAAAACTCAATATTCCGTCAATACTGTAGACAACCCATTAAGTTACTTTCTCCTTGTTCCCCCTTGGAGAACCGAGCAGTTAGCTTTTGCTAGCTGCTCTTTTATTTCGTTCTTGCTCTTGCTTCTTAAAGAATTCTTTAACTGCGTTTTCCTAATAAGTGCACATTATCCATCCCCCCTTGAATAAATCCATAAACCTTGTCCATACTATAAATACACTTGAGTTCTGAAACTTCCTTCTTAACGTTTTTTCAGAGAGCAGTTAGCTTTTGCTAGCTGCTCTTTTAATTGCACGTTTTTGTCTTAATACTCATATATTATTGAGAATCAAAATATGATTTTGTATTAAAGGAAAAGTATTCTTTTTCATTACTCCAGTCCCTCTTTAAAGGGCGTCGTTTGAAGAAGGTCTTTAAAGAGGGAATACATTTAAAAAATCTTGGTTACACTGTAAACAGGCTCGTGAATAGCCAATTTTATTAATACCCACTCTATGTCTATTACCTTGGGCCGAGCAGTTAGCAAAAGCTAATTGCTCTTTAATATTGAGTTAATAATAAAATTTAGGTCTTATTCCTTTTCTATATCATATACTTTTAACCTAACCATCCAGCTCAAAGTGTTACCTCCTATCTTAAAGAGCACTGATGCATGGGGCTCTTTTTTAGTTTCCTTATTTCTATAAAATGAAATTTTTATTTTAAATCCGGTTCATATTTATGTTTCTTCTGTATAAAGATTTCATGAACAAATTTCACGCAAAAATCTACAACATCCTCATCACTTGTAATATTTGCACCAATGTTGGCATTCTGAAATTCTTTTATATCCTGTATCATTTTTGTATTCGGTATCTGCTTCTCTAACTTTTTTCGAATCACCTTAGATTGACTCTCTCCATCATATTCACACAAAAATTCAATCTCACTCCATAACTCGTTTGGTAATGTTAGCGATACTTTTCTTGTCTCACCAATTGCTTTACGTCCAGCTCCTTCTCTTTTTCCACCACGATTGTTTTGTTCAGTCATTATATATCTCTCCTTTGAATAAAGTTACTTTATTCAATTATATTCCTCACATTAGATATTATCAATTGATTTTAGTAACTTCATTCAAAAAGGTTTCGGCTAAATGAAGTTTTTATTAAAAACCGAACATTATCCGTAAACTGCAGCTGCAAACTTAAATCAAATTCCGAACATTAATACTCATAGCTAATATTATTTGCTTCCATCCAGTTTTCTCTTTCTACTTGTGTGATCATTTCTTGCTCCGCTTCAATCTCTAAACGCTCTTGCTCATTCCAAGTGTCTTTCATTTTCATTCTCCTTTTCTAATAAAATAGCGTTTTTGTTCAAATACTTCACGCCCATGAAAAAATTACATATGATATCACGTACCCTTTTACATTAAGAGTTTTGGTCCGAAGAGCACTTATATATGGTGCTCTTTTTGGTATGGAATTTAAAATAGAGGCTTGCTCTTAAAACCTATTATGTAATTTTCATAGGTTTTTTCCTTACACCCGTGTGTCTGTTTACTCATAAGTTGTTAAAGTATAAATATAAATTGATAGTTAATTTATAAGGGAGGTGTAAAAATGAGTAAATTTAAAAAGCATTGTTGTCACATACCCTTTCCTTTACCTCAAATAGGGCCTACTGGAATAACTGGAGCGACAGGACCTTCTGGACCTACCGGAATAACCGGAGCGACAGGACCTTCTGGTGGACCTCCAGGACCTACGGGACCTACCGGAATAACTGGAGCAACTGGGCCTTCTGGTGGACCTCCAGGACCTACGGGACCTACCGGAATTCAAGGTAACCTGGGACCTACTGGGCCTCAAGGTATTTCTGGACCTCAAGGGATTCCTGGGATTTCTGGATCTATTGGTCCAACTGGACCTTCTGGAATTCAAGGTATCCAAGGCATCCAAGGCATTCCTGGCATTCAAGGTCCTATTGGACCCACTGGAATAACGGGGGTCACTGGAATTCAAGGGATTCAAGGCATTCAAGGGATTCCTGGCATTCAAGGCATTCAAGGGATTCCTGGTTCTGCAGGCCCAACTGGACCTTCTGGAGCTGTTGGCCCGACCGGCCCTTCCGGGGGACCGCCAGGACCAACGGGACCGACTGGACCTTCCGGGGGACCACCAGGACCTACCGGAGTGACTGGCCCCACTGGACCAACTGGGTCACCAGGACCAACCGGACTTCAAGGTATCCAAGGTATCCAAGGCATTCCTGGCCCCACTGGACCTCAAGGAAGTCAAGGGATTCAGGGGATTCAAGGTAATCCGGGGCCTATTGGTCCTATTGGACCCACTGGAATAACTGGGGCGACTGGAATTCAGGGTATCCAAGGTATTCAAGGTAATCCAGGACTTATTGGACCTATCGGCCCGACTGGCCCAACTGGGCTTCAAGGTATTCAAGGCATCCAAGGCATTCCTGGGCCTACTGGATTACCAGGAACCGCTGGAGCTACCGGACCTACTGGGCCTATCGGTCTTACAGTATCTGGTTTATCCCAGTATGCTTATGTTTTCAATACAGCAGCTCAAGTTGTTGCCTTAGAAGCACCTATTCTTTTTAATTCACACGGTAGAATCACATCCGGTTTTACTCATACGCTCGGAACTTCTCAGATGACAGTTATTAATGCTGGAGATTATAAAATTTCTTTTTCTGTATCAGGAGTTGAACCTAATCAATTTGCCCTCTTTTTAAATGGGGCTCCCGTTACCAACTCCATTTATGGATCAGGTGCAGGTACTCAACAAAACAATGGGCAAACAATTCTCACTTTAGCAGCAGGTGATATTATTACCCTTAATAATCATACTTCCGCTGCTGCAGTTACTTTGCAAACTTTGGCGGGTGGAACACAAACAAATATAAATGCTTCGATTGTAATTGAAAAATTAAATTAATTTAATCATTTATTTCTTGAAACTCTGCCAGTAAATAATCTGGGGTGGATTCTTTTTTCAACAAGCAGTTAGCTTTTGCTAGCTGCTCTTTTAATTAAAATAAGGATTTTGTTTAAATTTCATTAACCTTATTGATTCCTTTGCATACAGTATTATCACAAGAGATTCCACAGGTGGCTCTGGTCCAGTTACCTTGAATTTCTTGCACACCTTGTGGGAAGAATCCGTTTATAACAAACGGATTCTTTTATTTTTGCTCATACAATAAGAATTTTGTCTTAATCTTGTAGTTCTATGCCTACACTTGCTAACGCACCCTTACAAATTGCCATCGGCGCTGTTTCAGCAAACACCATTTTTACTCCACCAGGAACAAATACATGAACTTGATATTTTGGTTTCAAATCTGTTTTCGTTACTTTTACGTCATACTCCAACTTCTCGACTACTTGCCATGCAGACTCTATATTTTGGCTGTATAAAGGAATACCAAGCCTATATCGACCGTCCTTAATGATGTTGTCATCTTTAATTTCATAACCAAATATTTTACTAGCGATTAATTTGTTAATATCTCTTGGTTTCAATTCAACTCGCTCCTTTTCTACCAAATAACTATTTTATTAAGATTTTAGGTACCCAATTTCCCTTGCATATTCACGCATCTTTTCCATTCCTTCTTCTGACCAACCCCAATGAGTACAGTACAATCCACCGTACCCATTTTTCCCATTCGAATTATCATTACCGAAAATAAAATCCGTGAAATCTCTTATTAATCCCCACATTGTTCCGCCACCAGAGAAATTATGTTCTTGCTTCTTGTTCATGTAAGAACTTCTTGTCATACGCATTGGAACATTCGTACCGTGGTCAATAAACCATAGATTCCTACCATCATGCTCAAAACGTGCCGTTCTATTTTTGTAACGGAAAAACTCTCTCTCATGATCTGCTAAGTAATTAATAAGTGCATTTACGATTTCAATTCGTTTTTGCTTTTCCATCATCCATTCCCCTTTATCGTTCTAATAGTGACAAATCATAATTTGTTTCAATGAATTTGACGCATAACGGTCTAGCAACATCATTACCTAATCTGTCGTAAATAAGTTCCATATCACCTCTACTAAAGTTTGTCCCTAACAACTCATTAAATCTTTTTAATATAATTCTAGCTTTGTAGTCACTCAAGCTCTTCGTAATCGGTCTTGATAACCACGCCATCATCTTGCATTTAAACTCTAAAACTGTTTCTACATCATCCAATCTGAAATAAAGATTGGAACGTCTGTCGAATATCAATTCGTTGTTTCTGTTAATAAACGCACCTTTGAATACTTCTTTTGTTATATCTATAAATTTCGTTAAATCATTGATTGGTTTTACTTCTTTTTCAACACTATCTAAATGAACTATCTGAAGATACTCTGCTGAAAAATAACCACTGAAACCTTCTAAAAACACAACTTGTGATCCGCTACTCGCTGTAAACTGATCTGTTTTACAAGTCCAAATTTTGCCGTTGTAATGTCCCGCTTCTCCGCATGTATGCATTACTACTTTATCGCCCTTTTTCAACATGATTCATTCCCCTTTTCGATTAAAATAACGCTTTTGTCTTGTTTTATAATCTGCCATGCTTCTTTAAAAACTTTTCTAACTCACTGATCCACTCCAAAGTGAATTTAGTTGGCTCTTCAATCATGTCATCCATAATTGAAACTATATTTTTATAAGTAATTTCCGCCTCATCTAATTGCCCTCGCAAATATCCTTTTTGATAATCTTTACTTTTCATTTTCACGCCACCTTTCCAAACTACGAATATATAAGGATTAAAGTTGATGATTTCGTTCGTATTTTGCTTACGAATTTTTAATGGCCACAATTTTATAGTTCGGTTTTTATACAAAATTCAAATTTTGTCTTAATATCCGCTCGCTAGTCGATTGAAATTTTCTTCATTCTTTTCTTTATACATTCGAACCACGTCATCCCATGTAAACCCAGCAAACTCAATGATTTTATAGAACAGATCCATAATTCCGATTAACGGTTTCTTTGCACCTGTAGAGTCTTTAAATTCAACTTTTCCCACAAGATAATTTACATTCTTGTCCATATGAAGGAACGCTTTATTAAATCCACGAATTTTACTTTCCGTAATAGTGATTTTTCGTAACGTATTTTCAATCTTGAAGTCCATTGCAATAGATAACCAAAAATGAAGGATATCAACCATTTCTTCTAAAAATGATTCTTTCGGCTGTTCAAATTTTGTGGACCACATCTTGAAAGCGTTCGTTACATTCCACGCTTCATTTACTTCATTCTTTAATGCGTATGCCTTGTTAAACATCATGTCATAACGTCTATAATTTTCTTTGTGCTTTGCTTTAATATCATCATCTAGTACCTTTTGCATTTTAAATAATTCAGTTAGATCGATTACTTTATTTTTCATTTTTTTCGCTCCTTATAAGTAACTTTTTAATTTCTCTTTCTGCTTCTTCAACACTTCCAATGAAAGCTTCGTCTTCCGCTTCTCGTTATCCAATCCAACCAAGTGATATTCCATTTTGCGAAACTCATCCTCTACTACCTCAAGTTCGCTTTGCACCTGCACCGCGGTTTCTTTTTTCATTACTTACCACCTTTAGATCCCGCTAATAATTTAGTAATTTCATAAACACCGTTTTCCATTTGTTTCATCACTTTGCACCCTCTTTCTTATCAATTTCAATCATTTCAGCCTGTACTTCTTGAAGAAACTCTATATAACGTCCTAGTTCTTTCTGATCCATTGTAGATATGTCATCGTCACTTACACATTCAGTAATATCAATCAAACAGTTTTCTCTACATGTTTTTAAATTAGAATTTGTTACTGCGATTGCTCCTAATCCATATTCAAAAGTTTTATTCATTACTCACATCCCCTTCCTATTTAGCAAATCCCTAATCCTATCGGACGATTTGTTATTAATTCCTGATCAGCCTGGTCTATCACAAGGAGCGCAACCTCTGCCTGGTGCCTCCTCAACGCTTTTGCCATCTTTGGCAAGCTCATACCTTGTTTCCACATTTCACGAAAACGAATTACATCTCTTTCATCCCAAATGAAGTTAGCTTCCTCTAAAGCGATGTAAATCTTTAATCTTGATTCCTTCATCGCTTCATGATTACTTGCTACGCTCATAAGCGAACCTACTTTCTAAAAATGATTATTTTATCTTTTCAGTAAACTTAGTATCCACACGATCAACCTTACCGTTTATCCAAACCGCAACTTGCTCACCAAATCCGCTCATTGGTGGATTTACTGCCGTAACATTTCCATCCTTCACTATTAATAGTTTATTGCTACTAACATCAATTTCTATTTTTTTCATATGTCCCTCTCCCTTTTACTACCGCATGTACTCGACAACATCAGGTTTAAATCCACTTCCTAAGTAAATCCGTACCGGAATTGTTTCTTTTTTATCCCTTGCTGCCTTACACAATTCTTCAGCTGTATCCCAATTGAAAAACTTATCTACAGCTCTTTGAAATCTCCATATTGCCATTACATATTGTTCAAAGATGTCATAGCGATCATCTTGTTTAGTTGTGCGCGGTAACTCATCCGTACACTTTGCATTCTTTGGAACTTGGACGCGTACATCAGCGTATGTATTGCGTCCAGCTCCTTTCTTAACATTGGCCTTCATTACATCAAACTCACAAATTGCTGGCTCTACATCGAAAATATTTAGTTGTTTAGCCATGTGCCATTTCACTCTTTTCAAGAATGTCCAGTAATTCAGTTGCTCCTTCTTTACTTAGAAACATTCTTCCATCCAGCAATTCAATGTTTGATTCAGAAACTTTGCCAGTTACAAAACATGACTTTTCGTGTTTTCTTAAAACAATGTTTTCCCCTTCAACATGAAAGCCTAATGCTGTACCTTCAGCAATTCCTAAAGTTCTGCGTAACTCTACTGGAATTACCACTCGCCCTAGCTCGTCCACTTTTCTTGAAACACCTGTGTTTTTCATTCCTTGCTCCCCCTTGTTAACTTACTTTTTGTTGTTGATTCCGTTTCAACTCTTGTTTCATTAATTCAAATTTGATTAACCATGCTTGCCAACGCTTATCGTTTTCTTCTTGTTGTTGCTTTGCTACTTCACAGTTACACCCTTCCGTTAGACCTACACCTGGATAAATTTCTTTACGAATAATTCCTGTATTACGGCATAATACACACATCGTTATTCCTCCTTATTAGAAACCTAAATTTGCAAGCCTTTGATCAGCTGTTGTAAATTTCAAAACCTTTGAATCACCTAATAAACGACTAACTGTTTTAGCATCGTATTTATTAAAGAGTTGTTTTCCAGTAAAATTTGTTGTGGTAAATGTACTCATTCCCTGTCTAGCATTTGATACCGCATATAACAGGCGTTGTATGAAATCAGATGCCTGTCTATTTGAATCCGTTGAACCACTTTCTGCCCCAAGATCATCTAATACTACAAAATCAGCTTGCCCAATTAATTGAACGAAATATTGAAGTGTATATTTACTGCTCTTATCATCAAAAGAATCCATAATCATTCTTGTTATTGCTTCTAATTCAACGTACAAGCAACTTTTCATAAGATGATAATTTTCTTCTTTTTGACTGATATCCCAAAAATATTGATTTAATTCATGAAGCAAGCTGTATGCTAGGAAACTTTTTGCCGTCCCTTGATTTCCTGTAAATACAACTTTTCTAATTTCTCCGTTCTTTAAATCCTCCAAAGTTTCTTCTACAGCTTTCTTGTGACTAATCGTTTCATCACACCCAGTTCTGTAATCAGATAATCTTGAAAGAGGAATTTTCTTATTTGTAATAACACTAGCCTTTTCCAGCATGTTGAATTTCTGTAAGCGGCTAATCTTCTTATAATGAGCGTTAGCTTGTTCTTCCAAAACCTTATCGTTTTGCTCAACTACACATCTTGGGCAAACAGGTTTTCCTTGATAAATAATCATTTGAATTGGCTTAATGATTGTTTGTCCACCTATTACATAGGAGTGATTCATACATTGATCAGAATGGTAATTCACCTTCGATTCCAGGGATTCCGCCAATTTTTTCATTGGTGTTGCCATTTCTATTCGCTCCTTTTTTACCTTTGTTCTTGAACTCTATTTCTGCTGCATTAACATCAGCTAAAGTACGAATGTTTTTATTAACCCACTGTTTTAAAATTCCCTCAGCATAATTCCATTTCTTCTGCTGTTTCAAAGCACGTTCCATAGCTGCCTGTACAAGTTCTTCGCTCGTATCGTTTACCCATTGCGAAATACTTTCGGCTATGAATGAATTTAAAATACCGAAATTATTTTCGTAGAAAGAGAAGATGCTACTATTACTTTGTATATTAGTATTTTGTTTATTAGTACTTAGTAGTGTTTGATTTTCTATATGTGGATTCTCCACATGTGGAATATCCATTTGTGGATTTTCTACATGTGGGTTTTCCTCTTGTGGCACTTCATAAACGATTGTTTCCCATTTAATAATTTTTCCTTTTTCATCTTTTACAGGGAACCTTTTTACATAACCGTACTTTTTAAGCTCCTTCATTCCTGAATATAAGCTACTAATTTTATCCTTGGCGTGTGTCGCTATTTCTTCCATGTAAAATACCCAATCATCTGGTAATGATAAAATATAAGCCAATATTCCTTTCGCTTTCCAACTTAAACGTTCGTCACGAAGACCTGTATTATTAATGGTTGTGTAATTTTTACTTTTATTAACTCGAAACGTTGCCATTTATTTACCTCCTCGTACAAACTGCCACATATGCTTGTCCACTTTTGATAATTCGTTGAATTTCATAATACGGATAACCAATTTTGAAATATTGTTCAATCATCTTTTTTAATTCATCCTTACTCTCTGCTAAGTCCCAAAACTTATTAGGTAATAGCACTTGATATTCGGTTAAACGCATGTACTATTTCCCTACTTTCCGTGATATACTTATAACAAGTGTTTTTTCTTAAAGGACCCATTGCCGTGGGTCTTTTTATTTTGTTTTACGTCACTCCAAGCCCATCTTTTTATCGGTTCGTAAGTGACGTAAAGTAACAAGGCACTACACGCGATAAACATTGCGAATATAACTAACGATGTTGTATCTTCCACTAGATCACCTCCTTCTGTGTTTCAAGCCAAGCTTCTAAATCCTTTTGTAGGAAAAGTAGTTTTCGCCCATCTCTAATCACCGGAAACTGTGGGTGGTTTGCTAATTCATACACTCGACAAACTGCTATGTTTAGATAAGCTGCTGCTTCTTTCACTCTCATTACTTTATTTGGTTGTGCTTGTTGTTGAAATGAAGCTAATGCTGCTTGAATCTCTTCTCGAACAACTTCACGGATTGATTCTTTAATAATTTGATCTAATCCCATTTTGTTTTGCTCCTTCCCAAATTGTATTAATGATAGCTAATCATACTAACCTTGGTCGCCATGCATTAATGTATGATATCGCCTCATTGAAGTCTTTCTGTAAAATGTTGCAATAACTGTTTACCGCAAATGCTGACTTTACGTCTCTCCAAGCCGCTGCAAAAAGTTTCTTTCTGCTGTCATGAACAACTTGATTAATTGTTCCGTCATCCCAAAGCTTGTACACTCTTCGATTTAATGCACTTCTTATTGCTTGTTGCTGACCGTAATCCACTGTTAATCTTTCATCAAAGAATACTTCTAGCTTTTCTACTCGTCTATTGAGTTGTGTTGTACCCGTTGCAATTAGTTCTATTTGGCTAAATGGGTCTTGTTTTCTTAATGAATTCTCCATCTCTTCGAATCGAGTTACATAAGCTGCCGTGAAGAGCACTCCTTTTTCTCCAGTTAGTTTATTTGCTACCATGTCACAACCTTTTCGTGTTAAAAGGTAATTTTTATAAGTCTTGTTATTACCTTCAGTTGTATAGTTAGTTTCGATAAAGAAGTCTTGAGAACGCAATTTTGCGTTTTCTAAAACATATGTATAATTCTCAATGCTTCGAAGTAAATCTGAATGTCTTTTTCCAACCATTTCAGCAACTTCTCGGCTTTCTACTAACAGTTGCCCGTTTTTGTTAATGATCTGTAATTGGTTCATTTTCTTCCTCCTAACTGATAACCTCTGTATTTTTGATACATTTTGTATCATCAAATTCATTAAAAATGTCTGGGAACAATTCTGTTACCCTGACACCGAAAAAGCTTTGATATTTCTTCATTGTCTTGATACTAGGGTTCCTGTCACCCTTTTCTATCTTACGAACATACACGGCTGACAGTTTTAATTTTTTAGCAAGTTCTTCTTGTGTTAAATCCCTTGACGTACGTTCACTAACAAGTCTTTTCCTCATTTCATCACCTACCATTTGATACGTTTTGTATCGTTAACTGTAGTATAAATGATACATTTTGTATCGTCAACCCATTTTGATACATTTTGATACATTTTATATCTTTTTCTATAAAACTCTTTAAAGTGATACAATTTGTATCTATAATGAGGTTATAATATAATTATTGAAGCGGTGCGAGAGGGGATTATATAAAATGACATTTGGAGAAAAGTTAAAAGAATTGAGAGGAAGTAGAACTCAAGATGAAGTTGCTAAAGCGATTGGAATCTCCAGAGCGAGATACTCCCACTTTGAAAACGATCGGAATGAACCAGATTTACAATTAATACAGAAGATTGCTGATTACCATAAGGTAACAACAGACTATTTATTAGGACGTTCTGCTGACGGACGCTTAACTAAAGAACAAGAGGATACGGCAACAGAAATGGCTAAGAGACTCGAAAAACTAATATCTGAACTTGAAGATACAGAACAAAATAAGGCTTTTGAGCATTTGGAAATGTTTGTACAGTATCAAAAGGCAAAAAATAGCGCTAAATAACAAAAAGACTATCCGGTTCTGGTAGTCTTTTTTTTTCTGTCTTATTCTTCTTTATATGTACTTGATGTAGCCGAATTTAGTAATTCTTCTACATTATCATTACCACTCTGTAATAGCCATTCAATTGTTGCTTCTCTTAATAACTGCTCTTTTGTCATAATAATTTCCCCCTACATCCCTTTTATTATAAATACACTTTTTAAAGTGGAAAGTTTTTGTCGTTTCAATCAAATTATTTCCATTCCCTATAAAGCAGAAATGACACTATCAAATAGATAGTGTCATTTCTAATATTATATTAATTACCCGCCGCCAGGACCTGGATCAATCATATATAAAGTTGTTTTTTGTTCTTTAGCATTTTGTACCTTATCTTTTTCCGTCACTTGAAAAGCCGTGATAGAAAGACAAGCTACAGTAGCAATAGTTAAAATTGTTTTTAAAAGCTTATTTTTCAAGTGTTTCAC